TAAAGGAAAGAAAAAGAATGATGTTGACCCATATGCTCAAAAGGAAAAGGAAAACTCTGACGAGAACTACGCACGGATTTTCATTCGTGTTGATGGTTCAAAGAAATCTTCTTTCTCGCGGAAGAAAAAGAAAAATCCAAACATGATTCGGATTGGTGAGATGAATTACGTGTCAGATAATTTCAGAATGCGTTAGACCAGCTTACTTGCACCGACAGCAATACCATCAGCAAAATCGACATCGGTCAGTTCCCGCACCTTTCGATAAGAACCGTCATCATTCTTCCGATACAGATAAGGCTTTGCTTCTGCTTCAGGATCATTTTCATCCTGTTCCCAACCAACGATCTCACAAGCATCAAGACCCTTCACCATCTTGTCGATCTCTTGTTTGCTCTGCCGATACACATCGGTCATCGACACAGCATCGCCATCCTTGGGTTTACGCGGTCCCGCAAGAAACCACACCAACCCAGCAGCAACCACGAGACCCGCAGCCATCCCGATAAAGAACAGTACCACACCCATCATCTCCTCCGTTCGTTGTGTTCGTTTATTGCCTCAAGAAAATTCTTGGCACTCTCAACCAAGTCTTTTCCTTTCACCACTCTCACACTCATATTCAAAGCTTGCAAAAGTTCATATAGATCGTTTGCATTATGCGGTTCACTTTTCCATTGCATCCAGTTTCGAAACTTGTCATTCTGTGATTGAAGAATTTCTACCTGTTCATTCAGATCAGCAATGTCATCTTGCCTCCGATTGTTCAGGAGATTGACCCGATCGGTAATCGTTTTCGCAACAAAACTTAACAACAAAAGATTCACAACAGAAAGAACCAACACAAAAACGCCCAACGCTTCCATCACATTCTCCTACAACATTTCCATTACTATCTTTGCCTTTGCTGTATTACACAGCTCTCTCACAGGTAAGAACCCCTTATATTTCCAACACCGCAAGAAGTATGTCAAAGCGTGCGGTGCAGCTTTCCAATGCTTCAGCAAGAATGATTCCCCTTTCTTTCGAAACACCAACTCATCAAGAACAGCAAGACACTCAGGAGGCATTCTCCTCACTAGAGCAAGAGTCCGTTCATCACCCGACACAAAGCTGAAGTCTTGATCATCAAGCATTTGTGACAGGGAATCAACCTTCACCTTCTTCACTTCCTCACGAGCGGTCACGTTGAGCAGAGCATCTGCCACAGTACCATCAGACTTCCACCCGCCTTCTATTGCAGCCGACTTGATCTCTGCACCAAAGATCTGATCGAAGTCTTCAAGACGCCGTTTCCATTTCTCAACAGCCAATCTTGCAGCAGGGGAAGAGTAGTGTGTGACATACTGATCAGGGTTGTCGAGTATGTTCGCCAATAGTATATCCTCTGCTTGTTCCATGGTCTGCACCGAGTTTGAGAACTTCGTCCAATACTGATAGGTATCATCGCCGCGGATCGATCTCACAGGGTTGAACGTGCTTCTACCAAATATGAATGTCTCTGTCGTGAAGTGAAGACGGTATTGCATCGCTATCACATAGAGATCTTCTGGGTGTGGTCTTTGTATGAATTCACCCTGCATTGCTTATATACCGATATTCCAAATATGGGGTCTGCGTCTTGTATGTAAAATCATCAGGAAGACGGGTCACTGTAATAGAAGAAGCCGCAGAATCAAAAGATTCAGTCAGAATATTTTCACACGCTTTAGCCATTTCCTCTTCGGTATTATACCCGTCTAAAAACAACTCAACAAGAAACTTAGGCATCGTATCCCTCGATCGGTTTAAGTGTACTCTCGTACTTCTTCTTTGTCTTCGGATCCATGGACGCGATCCACTTCAAACGCATCTTGACGCAGGTGTGTCTGTTGCCCTTACACAGCAGCTTGTTGTTTCTGACCTGAGCCCAGTTAACATATTGTCTCCACATTTCAGAGGTTTCATCATGACAAAACTCTGCACCATCACAGATACGATCGAAGTTCTTGCATTCATAATCCGGCCAACCAAGTGCCTTCTTCAAGAAGTTGCCGGCCTTGGCAGCATCTTCACACTGAGCAAGAGTCTTGCCATACGTTGGCCACAACTCTTCAGCGGCGCGGCGAAGACATCCACCCCATCCGCCGCGAGACATTCTCTTCACATCATGATCGGAAGGGAAGACTGATATGACCTTTCCCCAATGATCAAGGACGGCATGAACTGACTTCCCACCCTGAGCACTGAAATCAACAGACATCTTGTATCCTCTGGGATCCCAGGATTTCTGCTGTGGGTTCTTGGGGATTTCAATAGATGCAGGCGAGGGCGGTGTTTCCTTGGAGACCAGGGGAGCTTTTGCCTCAATCATCTTTGATAAGAAAGCTTGCTTCCCCGATGACCGAGGAAAATTGATGACAGTCATTTTCTCGCTCACTCGAACACCCCTTCAAATCTTCGTATTGTTCAATAGAACATTCTTCGCCCGGATCCTCTCGAGCTCGTCAAGGTCGGGGTACCGGTAGTTCGTGAGCCACTTGGGCATCTTAACGAACTTCCTGTTCTTCTTCACGGTGACGTGGCACGTGTCGAAACCAATATCTTCCTGGTCCCAATGGTCGTCCCACTCGACCATCAATGCCGCCATCTTCGCCTGCCAGTCATCCGGCATTGCATGCATCATCACGCGGGGCATCACACAGAATGGAGCGTAAGAGAGGCTAAACCACTCCCACAACGCGTCGTATCCGGGTCTCTCAATAAATTCCGGAACACCCTCCACGACCTTCACATCACTCACTCGAACACCCCTTCATCGATCTTCTTGAGATTCAACTCGGGAAACAATCGTTTGGCTTCTCGATAGTTGAGCTTTGCAAGTTCGTACTTGAGACGCTCAACAAAGTCAGCAGGAAGAGCTTCTTTGATTTCTTGAGCATCGAAAGTTCCTTCAGCTTCACACTCTTCTATTGCAGCACAGGTAGCAGGAACAGCACCATCCTTTTCTGCCTGTAGCACAATTCGTTTTGCAAGCTTGCGTAGCGCAAGTTCTTTACGGCCCATTTGAATCCTCTTTGTAGTTCAATTCTCACAAAGTATTCTACTGGGGATGTATTAGATTTCGCGGGAAATTTTAGAGGCCGACTTCCGCAGGTTCTACTTCACCAACCTGACCAGTCTGAGGAAGAGCAAGATCTTCAATGACCCACTCACGTGCTTCACCTTGCGATGCGGCACCGATAATGAGCACTGGCCAAATTATCTCATCAGGTTCGAGATCTTTTACGAGCTGATCACCAAGGAGCGCTTTCAAACTCCTTGCCAGATACCACATTCTGAAACCGTTCCGACGAAGACCCTCTGTAAGATAGCTGAGAAACTCCCATGCAATTTCCGGGGTCTCAAACTTCTGCTCGCCCATACCCGGACCCGGACCAGCTTGGGTGTAAATGATGCTCACATCTTTTGCCATCTGTTTTCTCCTTCTTAAAGCCCTACTTCGTCGGGATCCACTTCACCACTGAATATGCTGTCAGGGTATTGTTCAACGGCGATGACATCCATCTCAGGGTCATTCTCAAGTTCGGCTTTCCGGCTTGCCTGATCTGTGTAGAAGATCACATCAATGTAGAACTTCCCGCTTGTGGTCGGACCAAAGTCACTGAGCTCTGCATCGGGATGACGTTCAGAGAACAACATGACCTGCGCAGTCATCTCCTCATCATCAATATCCCGCGGGGTTTCAAGAACCACACGGAAAGCAACTGGCTTCGTGTTCACGTAGCTCGACTTCTGAAGAGGATCGTCTGCTGACAACTCGTCTCCATTTCCATTCGGCCTGAAGATCTGTTCCTCGTTCAGCGGAATCTGTGTAACCGCTTTCTTAATGATGTTGACAAAGGCCCGACTCTCCTCCTCAAGGAGTTCGACTATCACCGAAGAGATAGCATCGACGGATGAATTGACCGCATCTTCAATCTCGTCAGGAGTTAGATCAGCGCCGGCAATTTTCTCAATCTCATTAACAGTTACTTTCAAAAGAGAATCGGGTGCCTGATCATCATCCTCTGAAATGCTGCGCTGCAGATGATCGAGGTCAGTCAGAAAAGCACCGAGCAATTCCTTCGACTCTTTAGCGATATGCTTCCTGACGAAAACAGCAATCTTATCCTTCCTCTGTTCCGCAACCTTGTTCGCTATCTTTGTGATGTTCGCCACGGTGAAACCTCCTTAAATTCCAACTTCCTCGGGATCGATCTCTTCTTTCATGACGTCATCAACAAGAACAGACTCGTTGAGGTTGACAGAACGCGCGGCCTTTTGGAGTTTCGCGACCACGCCCCATGCCCATGTATCCTGCTTGCTATCCACGTAATCGAGAGCGATGTCTCGGAACTTGTCCTCTACTGCCGGGATCTCGACGTCCCCGTCGATCGCTCGGATCTCGTTCTTCGAAATTTTGACCCTGTCGAGAGGATCATTAACCACATTATACCACAAATCCGTATCGAAGGAAGGATCTTCACTTAAGAGATCATCCAGGGCATCGCAGAACCAGATCACGATCTTTTTCGCGATCCCCGGCCGCGCTTTCACCATCGCGGCATCGAACTCCTTCTTTTTCATGTTAAAGATCTTGATTGCTACTGCCTTCGCATCCATGACATGCCTCCTTTAAGATCTTATCATTTTACGCTTACGCGAGACCAAGCGCAGCTTTCACGTCGTCGATCGACGAGAAGCCCTGAACGTCCTTGCGGGTCCAGAAGTCATACGCGAAGCTGACCTGATAAGCAAGCGGCTGTTCGACCGAATCGTAATCCAGGTCGACAGAGGCGATCGTATGAGGGAAGGCATTGTGCAGTTCATATGCAGCAATGACGTGTTCCGTACCAGGAGCAAGCAGGAAGACCGTCAGATTCTTTGTGATGACCGGAGTCGCAAAACCAAAGCCAGTCGAGTTGTCGGCCATGATTTGCTGCCACAGCTCAAGCATTGTACGAGCGGTGTAGCTGATGTCCTCAAAGACCGTGATGTTGAAATCGTCGAACCGACCAATGTTACCATTGAAGTGAACATCACGACCACGGAACTTGATGACAATGTTCTCAACCCGCTTTCCAGGAATCTGAGCACCCTTCACATTCAAAGAAGGAACGTTTGGAATTCCTTCTATGATGAAATTATACGCGAGGGCCGGATGCGCGAAACTATTTTTCACGGCTGCAACTGAAAACACCATGGGAATACCTCCTTAAAAATTAACTCAACATACAAAGATATTTATGCTCTACGCTCTCTTGATTTTATAATCTTCCCCATCTTTTCCAACCATCTTTTTCCCACATCTTAAGATCTTCTATTTTGATTCTCTTTCTCTTTCCTTCCTTTTCAATCCATATCAAACCTTTACAAGAACCATCTTGTCCCCGAATATTTTCTACATGTTTATAATATCCTTCCCATAACTTTGCAGTGTGCTCAGGGGTGTTATGTCTTTCGGTCTTTTTCTTTATCATTCCACGTTCCCACCCTTCTCCCAACCACTTTTCAAGATCTTCTTTTGGAACTTTAATATGAACACCCTCTTTTCGTATATGAACTTTGCCCCTCATATGTTCTTTGTGGACATCAGTAAAAACCTTTTCTTTACCAGACTTTGACATCTTGTCTTTTGTTTCTTGAGTACAGGGTTTTCTCTTCTTAATAATTCTTCCACGAACCCACCCCTCTGCAAGAAAGGGTGGTAACTCATCTTCTTTAACCCTTTGGCATACACCATCTTTCTTTATCCAGATCATATTTGTCATAAGCTCTTTAAGTTTTTGTTTTGTTTCTTCTGTTGTAATTCTCCCTAGTGCTTTTTCTCTTAGGTATTTTCTCATTTCTGGGGAAGACATTATTTCAGAATGATTCTTTACATGTTCATCAGACCATATTCTTCCTCTTAATTTTTCTGCTATTTGATTTCGTCTTTCAAGACTTTGCATAGATTTAGATGAACTCTTTGCTATTTTTGCTTTTGTTTCAATACTTACTTCATGATTATAAGCATATCCTTTTCCACCAACAACTATGTTATATGTATCATCTCTTTTGATAAAATCTTCATCAACCAACAACCGTTCAGCATGATACATTTGAAATTCGTTTTCAAATTCACAGACAATCTCTTTTATAAAAGCATCTCTTCCATACTTCTTAACAGCTCTGATAATCCTTGTACCGCTTCCAAAATACCGATCGTCAAGATCTTCTGTCGAATGGGCGCCGACATAAAACTTCCCGTCTTGTGTGTTTGTGATCTTGTACAAAATGTGGTGAACTTTCCTTTCCATGTGATTCCCTCTCTTCAACCCGTTAAATATTCCGACGGGACAATCGAAGAACCTTCTCCTTCGACCGTGGGTCTGCTACACACAGATCCACTTACCGTCATTCATATTTAGTGCTCTTTTGAAATCATTAAACATTCCAAGCGGGGTAAAATATCTCCAAGTAATTTCAACCCACTATCAACTTCTTTCCGCGGGCTTTAACAATATAAGGTGTAATACGATTGAGCGGCAGCGAATATCTTATCTTTATCTTGTATCAAGTCTTCGAAGTTATGCCAGACCAGTGAGTCAACGTATCTTAAGTCTCGTGTTCACACCAAGGTTCAGAGAGACATATCCTTTCAACAGTCCCTTCAGATCTTTCTTATCGATCTCACCATCCTCAGGTCCCCACAATTCAACATCTCGCGGCGCAGAATGTTTGAGCAGTTGCCGCAGTGGTCCAGAACCTCTGACCACTTTCTCGCACAGACCTCTGATACAACAGTGAAGATCTTCGATGAGCATGTCGTGATACCACACACCGTTGGCTCGATCAAAGGTTCCAGTCCTTTGCCCTTCATCCGTCAAGAAGAAGTTCATGTACTTGTCGATCTGCTCGAGGACTTGTAACTCTCTGACCGGGTCAAACTGTCTTTGATACAGTTCACTTTTCTCAATTGTGTCCATCAGACCAACACGATCAAGAGAAACCGTGTAGAAGGTGTACACATCATATGCGTGTTTGTTTTTCGTCCGACGTCTTTGAGTTCGAGCATCTGTATTGATGAAGTGTCTCCTTGCCCCAGCGATCTTGTTGTTCTTCTCACACTCTTGAGAAAGACGTTCACATGTTCTCTGGGTCGACTGGTCATGCACGAAATACTTCTGCTCTTCTTCCTTGACCTTCCGATGAAAGAGATCTATATTTGATAAACGATCCTTGAGAACTTCTATCTTTTCGATCGCCTCATCGTAGGCTTTCATCCTACGAACAAACTCTTTGTGAGGAAGTTTTATAAGTTCAAGATCATAAAGCTCTCGAAAAGACTGTTTCATTCTCTTCACCCTCAATGTTCATAGATATTTACAGGGTCAGAAAACTGAAAATTTTCACCGCATTCTATTTCTTGCTAATGTCTCCGGAGAACACTGGGGAGAAATGGAGCAATACTTTTCGAGTATAAAGCTAAATACAATAAACAACAAGGGAGAATAAGATGACAAACAGAAAATTGATGTATGATGCAAAACACCATTTTATTTATCAAACAACTAATTTGGTCAATGAACATTTCTACATAGGTGTACACAACACAAATAATATGAATGATGGTTACCTGGGGTCTGGTGATTTAATTCGTGCGGCGATCAAAAAACATGGAAGAGATTCTTTCAAACGAATCATTCTTGGTGAATTTGATAATCCAAAAGACGCTCTTGATATTGAGGCGCTTATTGTGAATGAAGATTTTATTGCAAGAAAAGATACGTACAACATCTGTCTTGGTGGGTTTGGTGGGACCTTTGCAAAAACAAAAGGAATGAAATTTGTGAGAGTAAAATCTTCTGGAAAAATTTGTTGGGTGAAACCAGACGATCCTCGTTTTCAAACCGGAGAAATAGAAAGTACATGGGTTGGAAAACGTATGGCCAAGAATATCAAAACAAATAAAAATATGAAAGTTGACAAAGACGATCCTCGCTGGGAAACTGGAGAACTCCAACCTCTAAGAATGAATGTTGGTAAAACTTGTGCAGTTAATAAAGATGGTGAAATTTTTAGAATCTCTGTTGATGATAAAAGATTAGAGACTGGTGAACTTGTATCTTGTATGAAAGGAACTGTCACAGTCAAAGAGGTTTCAACTGGAAAACATTTTCGTGTAAAGATTGATGACCCTAGAATTGAAAAAGGTGAACTTGTATATCCTACAAAAGGATTAAAACAATCTAATGTTCAAAAAGAAAAGATTAGAAATGAGAGAAAAACACATTGTCATGCTATCGATAAAAACGGAAAAATTCTTTATATAAAAAATACTGATCCTCGTTTAGAAACGGGGGAATTAAAATATACTCATTACAGTATTGGAAAAGTTGTTTGTGTTGATAAAAAAACGGGGAAAAAAATTCAAACAACCTGGGATGACCTTCGTGTTATTTCTGGTGAGTTAATTCCGTTTTTGAAAGGAAGAAAAGTATATAGATCAAAAATAACAGGTGAGGTTAGAAGACTTGCAGACAATGATTCTCGATTAAAAACTAATGAGTGGGAAAGTTTTTCTCATATGAAAGGAAAACCAAAATCAGAAGAACAAAAGAAAAAACAAAGTGAAGCAAAAAAATCAATGGTAAAAGTTATAACCCCCGATGGTCAAAAAATAAAAGTGAAGGTTACCGATGATAGAATAAAAACTGGTGAACTTAAACTGCTTATTGTTGTGAAAACGTATTATAGAAAACAAGATGGAACTATAATATATACTTTTTCAGATTCCCCTGAAATTTTAAGAGGTGAGTGGATTAGACACAGAGGAAAAGTCAGATAGTTGCCTTATGCAGAAGTCTTCTCAAGATAAAAATTCAACTCCAAAATTTTCGCAATTTTCTGAAGCTGGAGCTTGATCGTGACCGCGAGCTTGTTTGCCGCGACCACATCAGCGGTGTTGTTCGTGTTGTCGCATATGATCTCAGCTGCCTTACGAAGACCACGCCGAGTCAGAGCTCTGCGATAGAACGGTTCGAGAGCTTGCTTGAGATCGTACTGGGTCTGGGCATCATTGAACTCGAACTGGAAATTCTGAACGAGACTCTCAGTGTTGGTCTCGAAGTAGTTCAGAGCTTTCCGGTTGTAGTTGTCGGCCAGATCCGACTTGATGTTGTAGGTGTTGATCGTGTCGAAGATCATGTGACCGATCCCACGCTTGTAGATCACCGGGATGAGACGGTTCTTTGTCATGGTCTCACGATCATCATCGGTAGGATTCCATGCCATCTGCACGACGTTCTTCAGGACACCACGGCGGGTCCCAGCAACCGCCCACCACACATCGAGGTTCCGATCAGTGGCCAGATGCAAGCCGAGAGCATCAGACGAGCAGGAGATCCACACAGGAACGTTGTTGATCGGGTCGATGACTTTCTTTGCGTTCGCATAGAAGTCGACATACTGAGACGACTCGTTGCCACTCGGGACGAACGAGTATGTGTCCAGAAGGACGGCAACGACATCCGAGCTGTACATACGACCACGCACGTCATCCGGATCGGGACCGGTCAAGCAGGTGAACTTGTGAGGGCGATGGACGGAAGCATATGTCTTCAACAGTTCGAACACATTCTGATCGCCTGCCCAGGCACCATCCGCAAGATAGTTCACATCGACCGTATCCTTGTCCTTCAGCATCTCGAGAGCATCATCCACATCATCGGTCACGAACGGGGTGTAAGATGTCGTCCCGTCGGTCGCAAGACGAGTTGCGTTGCAACCACCGTCAAGAGGAGCATCGATCGCGGTTTCAAACGCGACGGTGTACACTCCCGGCTCGGGGAAGATGTTGGGGTTGAATCCCATATAGACGTAGTTCTTACGGTTGATCATCTCAACGATGTAGCGAGTTGCGCCGGCATTGTCCTTGGCAGCGGGATCCATCGAACCGATCTCTTTGTAGACCACTGCACCATTGCGCTTGATCACTACCGCGACCTGATCCTCTTCGTAACCGCTGGTCGAGTTCGCATCAACAGTGGGTTTGTAATCGAAGCTCGAGGACATGTCATCATCGAAGTGAGCCATGTCACAGATCGACACGGTGAGAACCTCACGATCACCCCACGGACCGGGTGTTGCCGCAACAAAGCGGAAGGCTTCGTACTCATCGGTGATCTTCGTCGACTGAGTTTCCTCAGCACCCCTCGGGATCACTGTCAGTTCGAACCCTGCGATACTGTAGCTGATCGAGTACATGCCATCAGCCGAAGACCAGTTGGCGAAGGTGTTGGCGGTCTCATCCTCTTCACGATGATAGAAGAAGGACACGTCGTTCATCCGATCAAAAGCTTCTGCAAGCGCGAAGATCGGGTTTGTCGCCATATCCGAAGTGCCACCATCATAAGGCGTGACCGTTGTGCCATCTGCGGTTTCAAACCACAGAGTCAGACGTTCAGTTGTCGAAACAGTCGTCAAGAAATCTGTTGCGATCGTGACAGAGCTGTCATCACCAGCAAGGACGACCTTAACGTCGTGTGCCGTTGCATCATCAGTATCGAAGGCAACCGCTTCTTTCACGGTACCAAGCAGTTCGAAAGACGTTGTGACCACATAAGGATCACCACTGTCACCCGCTCCAGTGATCGCATTCACAACCTTATAGATCGGAGAGTCGACCTTAAGGATCATGTCTGTCGTTGTTCCCGCTTCCACATACTCCGAATCCGCAGAGTCGGCGTAGGGAATCGTTGCCTGACGACCATACACATCGCGTTTAAGGATACGGGTCATCTTGTACAGATCAACGCCGGTCAGCGAGAGGACCGCATACTTGTCAATATCCATGACCTTACCGGTCGCTTGGATTTCGGTGACCGCATCGGCCGAGTCGAAGGTACCAAGGAACAAAACGTCACCTGCCGCAACACTGGACGCAACGAATGCACCACTGTCTTTCAGAACAAGCTTGTGCTCTGCGCGGGCTTCATCCTGGTCGGCATAGAAGTTTGTGTCATCCACATCATCGGGGTTCTTAATGAGACACGCGGTATCGATCTGCTCAAGGACCGGGGTGGTCTCTGCATCCGTTCCCGGATAGTCGAGGTAATCGAGCAGGGTGTCGAATGTCGTGTCATCGAGCATCGCCATGATCTTGCGAAGATCGCTGAGAGTGTCCTGAGCAGCATAGTGACCGCTCTGCCAGACACCGACCTGTGAGTTGTTCGCTTTGACGTCGATCAGGTTATTCTCAACATCGACCGCATCCTCAGTCTTCTCAACGCGGCAAAGGATGACGTTCGGCGAATAGAAGAACACGTTGTCGACGTAGTTCCAATCTTCAAGGTTGTAACCGACGATCGGCCAACCACCGAACTTCTCCAGCGTTTCACGCGAGTTGACGTATATGGGTTTTCCGATCGGTCCTTTCTCAAGACGAACCGGAATTGCACCGCCACCAAGGCCGGTCTCGAACCCGCTGACAGTGTTGTCGATCTCATTGATCTGCACACCCGGGGCGATTCTGTTTACTGCCGCCATGATCTATTCCTCCTTACTGGGTTAACGATAGCCACATGAAGTATTTATGCTTCTGGGTCAGAGCAAAATAATGAGTAATAGGATCAGGGTAACTGCCCATCCACCTGTTCCAAGATATGTCCAAACCGTCAGCTGTGTTTCCTTTGTGTTTGTTTCATCGACCAGACCGTTGTAATCCTTCACAAACAGATTGAATGCTTCCACTTTTGCCGTGTGTTCTTTGATCAACAGTTCACCGGTGTCCCTCAATTGATTGCGTTGTTTCACAAAGCCGATCACACGGTTGTACTCGAGGATGTCAATCCATCGACCCTCCTCACCAGAGAGAACGAACCGCTTTCCCGTGATGTCACCAGGATAGTCAAGGTTGAAGTTGAAGTCATCGATCGCAGCAATGTCAACTTTCATCTTGGACTCGGCCTTGTAGGTCGGAACAAAGTGAAAGAGACACCCGCTCAACATCAACGAAAGCAGACAGATCAGAAATAATTTCTTCATGTTATCAAACTCCTAAGTCTCAGAGATATTTATTAGAAGTGTTTTTACAGGTTCTACATATCCAACAGGTTTTTTCTGATTCCAATCCGATTGACGCTTTTTAATTTCAGCATGATATTGATTTCTTTGTAAAGATCCTAACCCAATATCTGCTCGTTTAGTAAGTTGACCTTCGTGTCTACGATATAAACAACCGGTATGTAAAAGATTTTTAGTCTTATACCCTTTTGCTTTCACTCTAATTTTGAACTCTAGATCTGCTGCACATTTCCAAGGTAACCATCCTCCAAGTGTTTCAATAACATCACGACGATAGATCGCTCCACTATTGTTTCCATCCATTTTTCTTTTATATTGAGGTTTCATTTTATTGTCTGCATATTGAAGAACACTTGTAATACAATCCATTTGCGGATCACAGTTGATATATGAAATAATCTTGAAAAGGTTTTCTGGAAGCATCACATCGTCTGCATCGAAAGATCCAACATATGTTCCTTTCGTTAAAGGAAAAAGAGAATTGCGCATAATATATGGGCCAACATTTACAATAGATTTGAAAACTTTGAGACGAGGATCAGATAGAAGCGGTGTTAAAGCATCAAGAGTGTCTTGACAATCATCAACACCAACTAACAGTTCGATTTGCCATCCATCTTGAATAACTTGTTCAAGGACAGATTTTACAGCCACAACAATTGTCTTGCCAGCATTCTTTGCAGGCATCATAATAGAAAGAATCCCAGATGTTATTTTTGGTGAAGAAAAATCTTGTTCTGGTGTTTCGATGGTCTCTTTGATTTTTGGGGAGTGTTGTGGTTTAACAACAACCCTTTGTGAAATTGTTCTTCCAGCTACACGTACTCTTCTAACCATGCGTGAGTTTGGTCTCATACTCGAAGCCACCCATCAGGAAGTTGATTTTTTGTGTTGTGTTCTCTTACTGCATCCACCGCAAACCATATTTTAGGAGCAACAACGATCTTTTTCATGTTGGGATTTAACCAAGCTCCCCACCAACTGAAAGAACTGTTTGCAAGAATGTGATGGTGACATTTTGACATCAGTATAAGTTCTTGTGCATCACTCTGCTGTTTATTTGCAAATTGTACAATCATCTTTTTACTTTTAGTTAAAGCTTTAATATCAGAAAGAATCATATCCCCAGGTTGAATAGTATCATGAAAAATTAGAACTTTATTAATAGAACGATCTTTAGATAAGATCATTTCAAGTGCTCTTTTATAATAATCTATATCTTTAATACCGTGGTTCTTTTTTATTTTCGGTTCAACATAATCACCACGTCGTACATGAATAGAAATAGCACCAGCAGCTGGTCGTGGATCTGGTTGTTCACCGACTAACGATATTTCATTTCGGATTTTATTTGCAATTGATAAAAAGTATTTTTCACTTTGAAAATAACCTATGAACTTTTGATCCACTGTTGGTGATAAAAGATTGGGTTGATAGTGATAACCGTTTTCTTTTTTCTGTTGAAACACACAATTACCAATATGTTTTTTCATGTGAATATTAAAAGCACCAAGTTCAAATTTTCTTTTTGATTGTTTTTCAAACCATGACAAATCAAAACTCACAGAAAAACCTGGGTTGTTTTCTTCAAGTGATCGACCAAAAGCATATTGAAAGAGTTGATTACCCATCCCACCTTTTATCTCAACACACCCTCTCATTTTTTGTAATGGTAAGTTGGTGTTGATGTCATGATTCTCTGTATATTTTTATAATGAAACTTTTCGAGATATTTGTCTATTTGTATTTTATCATCTGAAAATCTCGCTTCAACAATAAGTTCTGGTGGATCTTGGATACGAGACAAGATTTTCGTCGAACCTTTTAATACATTTATTTCGGATCCTTCAACGTCAATTTTAATTAACGATACCGGTTGATCTCTAACGAGATCATCCAGGGGTACAACGGGTATACTGGAACCGGGTATGATACTAGTCGAACCACTCAGATTTTCATTTTCAGGTATGACCAAATCGCAGTACGAATGATCGGCTCCACATGCAACCGGATACGTCATAACGTTTTTTAGGTTATTCAATCTTATATTTTCTTTCAATATAGTAAAAACTTTTTCATATGGTTCGATGGCAATTATACCGATATTGTTACACAAAAGACTAAAAAATAAAGTATGGTTACCGATATTTGCACCAACATCTACTATATATTTTTTATCAGAGGTTTGTATATTTTTCAAAATATAATTTAACATCACTTCTTCGTAAAAACAATTATTCTTCAGGAGACCGCGAGACAGAACATCATTTTCTGGATAACGAATATCAATGTATATCTCTTTGTTAAAAGAAGCAAGTTTTATTTTTTGTGTCGGCATTCTTCAAATCCGCTTAAAGAAGAAAAAGGAACCCAAAAGATCGGTTGTTTTATTCTTCTCTTTCAAGTAATCAAAATATTTCCACTTTGAAAAATCGATGTCTTTTGTAAATTGACGATGAAAGACGTGCGAGGTTGGATGGTATTTTTGTATAAATTCTTCGTCTTGATTAACATTCGAACTGTAGATTATACAGTATTTGTTTGACATGTTGAATAGGTTCGCAAGATATTTTTTGTATTCCGCGGTGTTGGTAACATGGTATATGACATCTATTGAAATCGTACAGTCGATTATTTCGTTTACCTGTAAAAGATCGTTTGTGAAAGATATATTTTTTTTGTCTTTATATTTGATTTTGTTAATGTCGATTATTGATGGAGATACATCATAAGCGATATATCTTTTAACTTTTATGGAAGATGCGAAATGCCCATCCCCACACCCCATATCTAAAATGGTTTTTATATCGTTGTCTTCGATAAATTCATTAACGACTGCCGTCTTAAAGAGATGAGGTTCATTGTACGAACCTTTCCCAGAATTTCCACCCGCAACGTACCTCTTTTCCCAGTATTCATTCGCGTTAAAACTTTTCATGTTGCACCTACCATATACAAGTTTTGTTTAGTGTTGGTCCATTGAGCAAGTATCGACGAGTGACTTTGAGATTTAACATTTTATCAAAAACAGAACCCACATCAAGATATGTATTGTCTCTATTGAACTTATGTAATTCGTACACCGCCAAGTTCGCAAAAGGACCGGCGGCGAAAAGAAATACGACGTTCTTCAGATTGTTATCTGCAATATATCTTTTTATCTGATCGATTGTATCTATAGAATTAACCCACGCATTGGGTGAAACTTTGAAATGTGATTTCACCCGAAGAGGGAAATTCTGATCGATCACCGCATCACGGTGAGAGATGAGAACATTGTTACGTTTCTGAAGGGCGGGTATAAACTGTTCACAAAACAGTCTGTAATTTGAATTTACAAAAATGTTAGCCCACGTCAGATTTTCGATTGACTGTTGAGAAAGTGTTTTCATCTTTTCAAATTTCTGCTCTCCAATACAACACCGACAACCGATTCCGATGTAGTATGTAGAATCTTGAAAAGTGAAGGCTTCATTCATTAATTGTCTCGATTTATCGTATGCATCATCGTCCGGTTTGTTATCAAATTCACCATTACCTTTTGACAGGAGATCGATGCTTGTATTTTGTAGGATACACATTTCGCCATCTCCCCACCTACTAAGGGAAAAGTTTTCTTGTCTTTCGATCTTGTTGAGGAAAAATGTAAAGTCAGATTTGAAATTTTTCATTTTTGTATCTTGTGAACGGTAATGTGCGGATATTTTTGATGATCATGAATTTCACTAACAGCGTACCCGAGATTCAACCATTCTTCTGGTTGCCAATGAGAAACATGAACTTCGAAAATATTACCGTATGCAATACCCTGCGGTTCGTGACCGAGTGGCATACCAAAAATCAACGTCTGATATTTTTTTTCAAGATGAGGCAAAATTTTCAAAAATTCTTCCTTCTTGTTGTGTTCTGGCCCATGCCAGTATAGAAGACAATCAGCTTGCGGAAGGTTTTCAACGTCTTCGATGTTTCCTATTTGTATTTTTTCAACAGGGCACCCCGCCGAAATTGCGTCCTCGACATTCTTGATAAAAATCTCAACAATCTTCCAGTTAATCTGATTCTCTTCACATATCTTTATCCACCAATGCCGACGGGGGTCTTCCCAGTTGTGAAAACCAACATTCAAGAATGTTTTGAATGGTGGAAGTGACATCATGATGTCTGCGACTGTTTTCTCGCGAACTGAATAATTAAACTTCGGAATTTTCATTTGTTCCCTCGGTTAGTTCTTTATATTTACCGTTGAAAAGCTGTTGATTTTCTATAAGAAATTTAATACGAAGGTTTTCAAACTGCTTATCATTACTTAGTTTATAATTCAAGTCTGCAGTTTTGAATCTGCTCTCCTCGTGTAGAGAAAATATTTCGTCGGCTCTGTGTGCGCGAACAACCATCTTTTTCTTATGAGAAAGAAGATACTTGCTCATACACAAATCGATCATTCCATTGAAAGGAAATACCTGTTTCGTATATGGTATCTTAGTAAACGCCGCGTCGAAACACAACATACCTGTACCCAAAATGTTTGTCTCGTGATCATTCAAGCAATCTAGAGCACCACTATTGTATTTTTTATATGTTTGCTTATATGTTTGATCGTTGTTATTGTAATAGATTAAAACCCCATGGTTTGAAATAACGTGGGTTTGATTTTTCTTTAGGTATTGAATAGATTTCAAAAAATAACTCGGATGATATATAAAGTCGTCGTCGATTGAAAAGTAGTATTGTTTTTCGAAGGAAGTAGGAAGAAAATAATACTTTCCTTTTGCTCGTATGTCTCCTTTACCAAAAACAACATCGATCTTGGGGTGAACAAGAAAGTCAGGTATCTCGTCATAGTCATTCAGATATATTCGTAATCTGTCCACACACGGCAAAACCTCCCGCACAACGTACGGTAAAAACTCCTTTCGTTTTTTGAACGTCGCCATATTCGCCGTGACAGTATATTCTCCTTGTTCTTTCTTAATCTTTTCTATTTCAACATATCGTTTCAAGTCTATATCGTTGACACCAAAAGAGAAAAATTTATTATGTTCGGGTAAAGGCACATCCTTCTTTTCGCGCAATATTTGCCAACCTTTGCCTTTGCAGTGTTCTACGCACTGGTCGCGTTCACCCATGTGCGTCTTTTTCTTATATGATGCACGAGAATCATTTCCAACTTTCATACTATACTCTTGATTCGTACACCAAAGATCTTTTGACTTCTCTGAGTGTGGTGGCACAAAGGTTTTGATCTTTCCATATTTTTGTGCTAGGTAAGAAAACATTATATCTTCACCATTATTCCACGTGTACGGATTTTCACTCCAAATATACTTTGCCCACTCTTTCCTAAAAAACCAACTGTGACCAACCAGATCTACTTCAGTGGGGGAAGATAAGTGAACACCATTCCACCCTATTTTTTTGTGGTTTTTATAACCGGTTTCCGGCAACAAAATACCAGACCCACCCAGGATACCGTTGGTGTTTTTACTTTCAATTGTATGTAAACAATTCTCTATCCATTTTTTTTGAGGTAAAATATCATCATCCAAAATCATTACATAATCAGAATCTAATAATAGTGGGATAGTAAACCTTCCCCAAAATTTAGTATTCCAACTACTTTCAATAATGTTTACACCTAGAGATCTTATACTATTCAAATCAAACACAACATCACTTTTGTTGTGCCATACGTATATATCTTTATATTGTAACTTTCCTTCTGACTGATTGAGAAGATGTTCGATTTGTAACTTTGCTGTTTCTGGTCGCCGATAGATTGTAATAATTGCATTGATTTTCATTTTAGTCTTTCTGTATATTGCAAGCCATTACTCCTATACTTTAACAAAATCTTTTCCCTGCTTTTTTTATTGAGTCCACTTTTTAACTTTTCATTTTGAAACCCGGTAAAGCTTGCCGCATCACTTACAACTGTCAAACACGGCCATATCATGTGCTTCATCTTTTTAGAGTTCATCAAAACTATATCACCACGATCGGCGGGTGAAAACCTTTCTATTTCGTTAGTGATGTTATCGTATACGTTAAACGACTGACTATTGACCGCGTAAGCAAACCTTCCGTAGAACTCATCCCTTGGTACAAAGAGGGTTCCAGGCGTTTTTTCGAACAGGTCGGGAAAAAATTTCTGTCTGGAGTTCTTCGGGTTAATCCCCAAGTAGAACAGATCCCACTCGGCCCGTCCCAACCGTTTGATCGCACCAGATAAACATGTCAAAGTAAAATCTGGAGAGTATATGAAATCTACGTCATCTTCAAATATCAAGACGTTCGAAAGCTTTCTTCGCCTAGCCTCTTTCAAGATTAGACGATGTGAGTGTGCACAACCAAAGCTCCCAACCTCGTGGCGAAAAGCGGGGAACCTTATTGGATTTGGTATGTCGTATTTTTTTGCAAGCTGAAGAAATTTCATCCATCTGTCTAAACAGAAATCCATGTTGATTACATAGATCGCATCAAAGAATCTAAAAGGGTTATTGTTCATTATTAACCACAAACAAATTACCGTGTTCTGATATCATCCTTGTGAAATCACCGAAGTCTTTGATGTTATTAGAAAGATAGAATGAACAGTTTTCTTTATCAATATATAAAACATCAAATCTTTTCAATTGCTGAAGTACATTGAATTCCTGATACCCTATGATGGTTTGAGTTTCGCCCGAAAGAATTACCCCTTTACAATAATCAACAGAATACTCTTGACAGAATTCCTTGAATCTTAGAAGATAGTCAATGAACTTCTGGATCTTTTCAGAATATGCTTTTTCATTCCAATTACGGAAGATTAGTATTCCTTCCCCCTCTTCCCTCTGAGAATAATGTTCAAACAGTTCAGGAAGTGTTGAATACTCTTCAGGAGAAACAATTTTTGAGAGTTCACCATTTAGTATTTCTATGTAGACAAAAGTATCGTGATGAATAGGATCAGGTATAATATCTTTTTGTTTTTTTTCCCCCTTCTTGTCTTTTAATAGACGTTCAACCTGTGATCGACCAACCTGTGTCACTATTCTACGAATGAGAGATCGCCCGTTCACCCTTACAATTTGACGAACTACTTTTTCTCTTTTTTTCATGTAAGTTTCTTTTCCTCTGCAACAATTTTAACAAGATCATTTGGAAAAATCTTGTCAAGTATTTTGGCATTTGGTGTGACACAATGTCCACCCTTCGGTCCCATGGGAGCATCCAGAATATAACGAGTTGCCCATCCCATATTCATATCACTATAGAGTTTGTTGACCCACGTATCCCATTCTTTTACCAGATCATAGTCCATCCCGAGCTTGTCGCAACACTCCTTCGAGTACCGCGCGAATTCAATGTTCACACCATACACAGTTGTACTGCGCAACTTCAAGAACTCTGTGTGTTCTGGTTCGGTTATTTTAACATCAAACCCAGCAGAAGAAACAAATTCAAAACACTTTTCATCTGAACCGCCCAACCACTTCGAAGTGATTTTAATACTCTCTGCCAAGTCTGGGTGTTTACCCTCAACTGGGCAGTGACAAGCATTAAGTCTGCGACATGTTCCGATTGGAACTGTACTGAAAATAATAGTGTGTTTGATATTAAAGGTTATCTGGTATTGTCGAACAACCTCTTCGAAGTTTTCACTATATCCAAAAGCAACCAGAAGAATATCGTACTCAACGTTTTCTACTTGGGTGTTATACTTGGGATCAATAACATTTCGAAGATCATGAAAGGAACCGAACACTGTTTGCACAGATTTACCGATTTCACCATACCCAACAAGCAAGGCTTTCATCGAATTCTCTCCTTACACAATCCAAGTATTCTTAACTATTTACTGGCTCTTCTTTTGGTCTTTCGCGGCAGACATTGCTTCTTTGAATGCCGCATCAGCATCTTCAAAGTTTGAATACACAAGGTTTCCCTTCGCGGTGGTCTTTCCTTCTTTCGCAACGACCTTCGCCTTCTCAGCATTCGCACCGATCGCTCTCTCGAGAGCAGAGTTCGTCCCTGCTGTCGTTGCTGCAGTCACCCTTGCTTCTGCATCTCGCCACTTATAAACAGCACCACATGCGACCAGGGTGATGAGAAGCGCAAGGACCCACGCGATCCAAGCATTGTTATCCATGAACCATTCCCACGCTCTGATGAGACGTGGTCTGCCTTTCTTTCTCGCTTCTTCAGCTTGAAGGGCAAGAGTCTCTGCAAGCACCTTCACTTGGTCTTCGAGTGTCTTTACGGGTATTGAAGGAATAACTGGCAATTCGATTTTAGGAAGCACTGGATCTGACATTGTTCAACCTCTAATAAACGTTGTTCTATTGTTATTTACAGGAGGAGAATTATTGCTTTTTCTGAAGACCTTCGTGTGCCATGATCTTCAGAATAGCCGACCAATCTGATTTCTTTGGTGGTAGTCTATTACCCTCTGTGTCAAAAAGAACTTCATTCCCAAGGATCCACTTCAGAGCTGGAATACGCTTCTTTAATATCTTTGCAAGGGTTGGTGTTATTCTATTTGTTGCGTTGGGAAAAGCACCCCATGATGGGGTTGAAGAAACACTAGTGTTGAGAACCAGTCCTTCGATAACCGGAAGATCTCTATACTCTCCGTCATCATCCCATTTGTGAATTGGATCAGAAACGTTTTGATACAGGTACATAGTCATTTTGATTTTGCTATATAAAATATCAGCATCGTTTATCATATCTGTGTGTTCACCTTCTGACCAAGCATAGAGATTTCCGTCTGTTGAAAGCGCCAACTTGATTCTGGTTGTTTGGTCATTAAAACCTTCTGCCTCTCGAAACAGTTGTTCAAATTCAGAAGCTGTTGGATTTTTATAGACGTTCTTTTCCATATCGTTATCTGTTTCCGGTGTAGTAAAAAACAGTTCTTCTGAAAGCCTTCTTTCGAATATCATTCCGTTGCTCCTAAGATAATACCCAACGGTCCTAATGTTTCTGTTCTCATCACTTTTTCCATGGTGTTTGCATTGATCACCCATTTTGGTAATATAATCCATTGTGTCATTGGCAAGAGATCGATAAGTTTTTTCATTCTGACCGGGTTCCACTTATCAGACGCTTTCATAAAAGTTCCCCACCCTGGAGCAGAGGATATACTAGACTTGATGATCATCCCGGTATTTGGGAGATGACGATTCAGCGAAGGATCAAAGTGTTCCCAGTTTGTATGTTTGTATGTTTCACCGTTATCAAAGAAGTAAAAAGTGAACTGAACATCGTCGTCGTCATACCCCAATTCACTCACGGCCCCAAGGTGTTCGGCATTAATTCCTATTGCGTTTGGCCAAATAATTACATCCCCATTTTTCATCATCATGCCTTTACCTTCGCCTTCACCTTCATCAAGAGTTTCTTTTACTTCATTGACAGACGGATTGATAAATGTTATTATTTCTTCTACCCTATTATCTTCATCTGGATCAGAGTGTATTTCAGGTAGACGACGTTCAAATATCATCTCAGCCCCCTCAGCTCACCCATCAACCGCTTCATGGTAACAAGCGAACTTGCCCAATTATCATTAAGGTATCTTCCGTTTGTTGCATCAACAATGGCATTATCAAAGACAAACCACTTTACCAGCGGGAATCTTTTCTTCAACATCTCTGCTGTTTCTGGTGTATACTTAACATTGTTTAGCAAGTTTGAAAAACCTTCACCGTGTCCTTTCCACCACCATGCTTCATTCGATGGGGTGGCAAGATCAATATACGTTTCTCCATAACTATCTTCTTTGTCTGCGTAGAAGGTAAAAGCAAGATTCTCTGGTTTGACCCCTGGAATTTTTGCATTTTGCAAAAGATGAAAGGCATCACGATGTTCTAGATGTTCTCCTCTTCCATTAACCCAAACGAAAAGATTTCCGTTTGTCAGAGCAAGACCTTTCATAGGATTAAGAGTCTTCACCCGCTTTTGTATTTCTCTTGCTGTCATCTTTTTAACAGCCAAACCTTTCGCATTATCATATGCAACATCGATTGATTCTTTAAGAACTCTGTTGAATATCATTTTCTCAACCCTTTCAGTTCTTTGATTAAACCTTTTGCGATCCACTCAGACGAAGCATTCTGTTCTTTCGCAACGTTCCCGTTTGTAAGATCGACGATCGCATTGCTGAAGAACAACCACTCTGCCCAAGGGAAAACGTTCTTCACTTCTTCTACAACCTCTGCACGATACCATTCAGTCGCCAGATCGTGCATTCCTTCAAAGTCTTTACCCAACCACCAGTTGAGATTGTTTGATGGGGTGGCAAGATCTATAATGTTTTTACCTCCAGCCTTTTTATCATACGCATAAAAGGTGAAGGAAACATCTTCGATATTAAATCCTGCGGCTTTCTTTTTAATAAGTTCAGCCATACCGGCGGTATGTTCCCCAACACCCCATACATATATCCTAGGCAGACCAGACATTCCCCACCCTTCACCGGGTCTGAGTACCATCCCCTTGATTCTGGTTTCTGTAACAAGTAGTGCTTTAGCTTCGTCAGTATTAACTTTCCATATATCCCCGCCGTTCGGCATCTTCCCAACAACAGTGGACTCGCTGAGGGTTCTCTCAAATATCATCTTTGTACTCTCCCAACAGTACCGTCTTCATTGCCTCGTATGTGTTACCGACTTTCACTTGCTGAAGCGTATCAAGATCATACAACCCAGCGGGAAGAGTAATCCAATGTGCCCCTGGAATATTCCTCAGCTTTGCACCAAGCTGTGTAGACCACTTGTCAACAACGCGAGAGAACAAACCAAATCTTACATTTGATGACACGCTGGTTTTAATAAAAACATCAAAGTCAGCGGACACATCAATACTATCGCCACGATACAGTCTAAAGAAAGCAGAAGGATTCATCCACATATAGAATGTTATCCAGACGTCTTGTTCTTTAATATTCAACTCGTTAAACACTTCAGAATGTTCTGAAGTGTTATATAAGCTTGGCCACACATAGACATCACCACCATTACGAAGCATGAGTCCTTTTGCTTCACCGGCTGTAGCATTGAAAACTGCTTGCATCTCTTCTTTGGTTGGGTTTTTATAAACTGGGAAATCAGTATTGCCATATAAAATTTTTGATTCGTGGATATTGCGGGTGAAGATCATTTCTTTTCTCTGAAGAAGTTTGACACCGCCTTCAACCACATCCCACCCTTCACATTGCTGAACTTCTTGACGATCTCGCCAGACTGCGCATCAACGATCGCGTCATCGAACAGGATCCATTCTGCAAATGGGATCTTGAGCTGAATGGTATCGACCACGCTTGCGCTGTACTTGCCACTGGCTTTCGGAAACAGTTTCTTCTGTTCGGATGAGAAGCTCTTGTCGTTAGAAGCACTCGACTCCACAACATTGGTAGCGATCGTTTTACCTGTGCTCATCGGGTCAAAGTCTTTATTCAAGTAGAAGTTGTAGAGTGCTTTGGTTGCAAAAGGTTTCATCTCTGGCACAAGCTTGTACGCTTCAGAGTGCCCCATCTCAATCCAGACGATCAGATCGCCTGTCACAAGGACCGAACCCTTGAGCACACCAGAAGGTGAAGCATTCATTAGTTTCTCAAGACCACCACCAGAGGACCCAATATAGAACTCCTCTCCTTTGTAGTCTGTGAGCAACTTCTCTTGAATCAACCGATTGAACGTTGTCATGTTTCTACCCCTGTATTTTTTTAGTTATCCAACGAAGATCACCCATCGGGGTGTTGGTCATTGTAACCTTTTTTGTTTTGCAATCTATGAAAGCATCAACAAAACAAATCCAATCACATGGGATCCACTCTAACAGTGGTGTCGCTTTCCTTGTTGTGTACTTTCCATCATCATGCTTTGCCAAGAACTTTGGGTAAAATCCTGTCGTGTTTGAAACCGATTCTGTGATAACATTTTCTGTTATCCCTGCGTATCTCTTCCACCAGTAGAAAGAAAAGATGGGTTTGTTCTTGTGCATTTTCGAATATTGTATTTGATATGCAGCATCCTCATGTTCTATTGTTCCACCCACTGGGTACATTGGCCACAAGAATACTTTACCATCTGGATAGACAAGACCTTTTGCTCCAACCTTATCTTGAGCAAAGATGTTTGCAGCTTCAAGTTTATTGGTGACTTCTATGATTGGGGATATGTTTTCTCGGAGAAAAGTTGTCATTTCTTTTTCCGTGCCAGATGTGAAATCATTCTTGCTGCATTGTATATGTTATAGTTCGCGTACTTTTTATCTGTTTCTACATTAACAATATAGTCACCAAACACTGCCCACTTAAGATCAGGGATACGAGCTTTCAAGCCTTTCAACACTTCGGGTTTGTAAAACTTAGACAACCCTTTCCACTGTTCATCAGACAGGCTCCACTCTACAATTCTACCATACCCACCTTTATATGGTCTTGCCCCGTCGCGAAACAGATAGAAATTGTAAAGAGCATCTTTCATATACTTTGCAAACAATGGGTCACGTCTAACATTACCATGTTCAAGCCCCTTAGGATATTCTTTATGTATCCATACAATAAGATCTCCTTTCGTTGTAAGGGTTCCTTTTACTTGTGATACTATATTAAACAATTTTACAAACTCTTTTTCTGTTGGGTTAAGATAAATGTCAAACTCTTTTTCAAAATCGTTCAACACGATTCCCCCTATCTTTTCTGAAAGATTCCTAGTGAATTTCATTTCTCTCCTCCAAGCCATTTCTTGATGATCCCCTTCACCGCGGTCAAGATCTCTTTCAGACCGATCGCATACATCAGAACAGCAAGAACACCATACCATGCACCGACCACAAAGATCGGGTCACTAGAACAATCCAGGAGCTTCACATAACACCCGACCCATGCTAACCCTGCCCCCATCACAAACGTTGAGGCAAAGAGACCCTGCTTCCTCAGAGGTATCTTCTTTCCCTTGGCGTAGTGGTCAACGCAGTCTTTGATGAACTCAACGGCAAGATTAACGATGATCGCCATCAAGATCGCTTGAAACGTCAGGTGTTGTTCGATCATTTGTGAGATCATGTTAACCTCTGCAAATATTTGTTTACTTCATCCAGTGTATCTGCTGCATCATCAAACACCTTTTGGTGCGGGCTAACAACACTGCTCGTGCTTGTATTTATTGTCGCGTTGGCTTGTTTTCCTGGAACAGATGGTTGTGTTTTCTGTTCCTTTCCTTGTGGTAGTTGAGCATCCATTCCTTCTGATTTTTTCCGCATTGGAGAAGACTCTACGGTTGGTGAAGCTGAAACGTCCTTGGTTTTATTCCGCAGTTTAGCTATGAGTTTTCGCCCCCACTCTTTTACCTTAAATGTAAAAGTTTTGGTTGCGTCTATATCGATGTGTGCTACCTCGCCGGTCGCTTGAATATTCCCTTTCCCTCCTTCAGTAAAACCAGCTTTTCTAAGGGCGGTCACGTGGTTATAAACAGTAAGATCTTTTGACTCTTGATCACTCAACCCAGTAACAAACCCTCTATCTGAAATAGCTTTACCTGCATTAAAATTGTTTTTATTGTATTCATATATTGCTCCAATATCAGCCTCTTTTAATTTTCTCATTTTCTCAACGATCTCTTCCGCAGACTTTTTCCATATTCGTATATCGGCTTTAAGACCGTGCCAGTGTATAGAATCCTCATTATGTCTAAAAATAGTTTCAGTTATTATTTCTCCCTCAAGAGATCTGATATACTTTTCACCCTCTGGTGATTCTGCCAGTTCACGGTTTATATAAACTGGCATATTTTCTATTTTCGTTTTAATGATAACCCCGTACTTCTTGGCAGCTTCTCGAAGATCCATCAGCCTGCGTTTATTCATTTCTTCGGAGGAAAGACCTTTATCACCTCTCGGAGCATTGACTGGCATCTGTGCAAGACCAGTTTTACTGACTTGAGTAAGTTGTTCTTTTGTATAACCAGCTTCTATCAGTCGAGCAACCTGGTCTTCTGTGAATCCTTCTGGTTCTTCTTCCATGAATTTACTGAGAGCAAACAGCCCACCACCCGCAATTCCAGTACCAAGACCAATGAGGACCTTCGATAACCAACCCTTACTCTTTCGGGTTGCAGCAGTTCTCTTTTTCTTCCTGACACTACCTCGTTCATCTAACTCATCAATAATATCTTCTGACAGACCATGCTGTTCTTGACTCTCTTGATTCTGTTCTGCCAACCATTGATCGGCGGCATATTGTTCAGCGGGATCATTGGCCGTTATTGAAGTGATGGTGACCTTAGTTGCTTTGGATGGTTTATCATTAACAAGATGTTCTATTTCTTTTGGCAACAATGAAGGATCAACGGTCTCTGGCATGAGATCTTCTGCAGCAGCAAGCGATTCACTTCTTGCTGTTGCTGCCATCTCTTCCCCGACCTTCCCACCCTCTCCAACCGCTTCAATCGATTTCTTCACCAGCTCAACAGACTTCACTGTTTGATCTGCTCGTTCTTTGTCGAACCGTTCTGAAATATCTGTCAGGGCTTTGACAGCAGAGGAATTTTCCTTGGCAGCACGGTCTCGACCAGATCCCATGAGAGCCATCATACTCTCAGCGACCTCTTCACTTCGTTCGGTTGCTCTGGCGTTTGCACCGTCAACCATACGTCTGCCAGCTTCAACCTGTTTGGCAACAGCTGAGGTGACTTTCCCCAAACCGGCAACAGATGCTTTAGATGTTGCCTTCCGTTCTATCGCCCACTGTTCAGCAACCTTCGTTGCAGTCTTCGCCATCTCTGGGCCAAAGACCTTCTCGATCTCACCAGAGTTTTCTTTGACTGTTGTGAGAATCCTTGCACCGATCGATCGCTGAGCTTTGACTAACTCGTCAATACTGTTCTTACCTGCAAAGGCTTCTAGCAGACCAGCTTGTGCTTTCTCTCCAAGGAACAACGCAAGCTTTTCAAAAGCATCATCCTTCCCACCGGTCTTCGATACTGCCTGGGCAAAAGCAGCAACTGAATCAGAGACCGCTTGAAGCAGTTCCCTCTTCAGCTTATCGTAATCTATTTGAGGAGTCATTTATTTTTGTACTCCGATTTGCTGAGTTTTTTTCGGAAGAGCTTTCATGGTTTTGTTTAGTATGTTTAGTTTGTTGCTAAGTTTATCTACATTAAGAGCTTCAGTTTCTTTTTTAATAAGTATCTCTTTAACACCGGGGGAAACGTATGATAAGGCGGGGGCGGAAACCGTTGGGACAGTATATTCTTTCGTTGGTTCAACCTGTGGTAAAAGTTGTTCTTTAATCTGATCAACCAAAATATTAGATATTTCACCTGTTGTAAAAGGTTTTGTTGTTTCTTTTATGTGTTTGATGTTTGCTTCTGCTATTTCTTTCATTACTTTGTTTATGTCAATATTTTTTTTATCTTTTGTTGCAGTTTCCAATAGATTAAGAATCTCAGCATTATGAGAAAGAATTTTTACTATGTCTATATATTCATCTTTTATATTTTTAATATCTTCGTGTGAAAGATCGCCATGGAATTTTTTAATATCTTCATCTCTTGGCGCACGATAAGATTTTGCACCAAACCCCTGCATTCCAAATTTTTTAATATTATTTTGTTCTTCTTTATTTTTATTGAGGTAATTAACAGTATCAAGCAATGCGGCTTTCAACGCGGCAGTATTTTCAACCAGCGTTCTCATATCTTCACCGGCAGCATTTAATTGAGATTCTTCAATTATACCGACAACAAATTTTCCAAGACCGGTCATAAAAGATTTTGCTACACCATCATCTTTAACAGTGTTTTCAAATTCTTTTCTTGTAGCATCTGTTGAACTTTTTGTTTCAGCCGTTTTCTTATCTGCTTCATCTTTTAGAATTTGTACTGCCTCATCTGCAGAACCCTTTCCAACTATTTCATCTGCTTGTGCTTTAGCCCTATCTTCGGCAGCAACACGATCTTCTTCTATTTTCTTCTTCCTTTCTTCTTCCCCTGCGTTTCTAAGATAGACAAGTGTTGCAGCAGCAAGAGCAACAAGAACAGCAGGGTTCATCAATGCTGTCGTCACTGCCCCTGAAATGAGCTTTGGCAATCCGCGAACTATTCCTTTAAGTGCGTTGATCCCAAGCTTTTCTGCAAGACTGGCAAGGAGGTGGTTGGTGAAGAAGCTCATCTTGTCATTGATCGTGTTTTCCATCGACGCGACAAAACCACTCTCTTCCTTTTCAAGTTCAGCGTCTTTCTTTTTCTCGTCTTTGTTTTCTTCAGACAACATCTCAAGCAGAGCTTTCAAGGTCTCAGAGTGTTCCTCTCTCATTGTAGCATCAACTTCTTGCATATCAGACGATGCTTTCTGTGCATTCTTCAACCCATCAAATGCAGCAAGGGTTGCTTTGGTCAACGATGCCATCGCGTCTGTTTGCTTTTCCTTGTTGTCACGAACCTCGCGTATAATTTGTGACGTCACCTTGAGCATGAAGGCAGGGTCACGCAGTTTCCGTTCAAGTTCTTTCTTTGCGATCCTTGCTCTGAACTTGCTCGAGGTCTTCATGAGAGCGGCAAAGGCGAACTGCTTCCCTTTCTTTCCTGCCCACTCCTTGGCGAACTTTGTTGGGTCCATTGCAAAGCTGAGTGCTCCACCCAGTCTCCGCATGATCACGGAACCTTTCTCTTCTCCACGACGGATCATTGCTGCGGCAGCATCCTTCAGCGCGGTCGCAGGTTTTGCCAGATACTCACCGACTTTCTCTATATCCCGCCGCTTCTCAGCAAGATGCTCTTCGAATGCTTCTGTTGCTGCAGTCTGCTTGGCAATGTAATCCCGTACTTCCTTTGCTGCCTTTGTAGGATCCATCCCTTTGGTCTTTGACTGCAGGTCGACCAGATCTTTCTTGAACATGATGAGACCACGTTGACGCTCTTTCTCTGCTCTTGCTGCAAGAGACCCTCTGGTCAGTCTGATCTGCTCAATGACCTTTCGATTAGACTGTTCCATTGCCTGAGCAAAGGAATTGAAGGAGTCGGATCGCTTCGATGCTTTCTCAAGCTCAGCAGCAAAAGCTTTCTCAAACTGTGTCTGCTTCTTCTCGAGTGACTTGTCGAGAACCTTTTCTAATGCCTTGCGATTATAGGATTTCGCATAGTGTTGCTTTATAAACTCAGCAAGTTGTTTCGATTGGGTTGGGTCTGCCACGATATTCTCCTAGAATACTACTGCAGATATTTAGAGGAAACAGAAGGTTAGATTATTTGATCTGTTCTGAACTTTCGAATATCATCCTTGCCCCATGAGTTTTTCATAATCCTTTGTTGATGCTGTAAAATCACCATGTTCAAGACGGCGTTTCGGATTCACCCTTACAAGCATACTATTGAATTCAATCCACTCTGCAAAAGGGAAAGTCTTTATTATCATTCGCTCAAAACCAAAAGACCAGTGGTCATCTGGCAAGGGGTCAACAACATTCCATTCTGCTAATCTATTTGATGGGGTGTCAACTGATATGATCCATTCTGCTCCGCACGCAATCCTTCTAAACAGATAGAAAGCAAACTTCCCATCATATTCTATTGTGCCAGCCACTGTTTCATGCTCAAGGTTCATCTCACCAAACACAAGAAATTCTCCGTTGTGTAAAGCAATACCCTTGATATAATCACCAGTTGGAATACGTTCCGACCGTTCTTTTACTTCTGCAAGATCCATCTGATAGATCGGAATATCTTTGTTTCTACCCCAGCCAGCTTTCCCGACTAAGACTGCTTCTGTTAGTTGTCGAGAGAACTTCACCCTTGCTCCATATTTGCTGTTTGTGGTCCAGACGGTGTTCGACTGTATATCTTTGTCTTGTTATTTTCAAATGGTATATCTAATTGATTGCTACTTACATTTTCATCTTCCCACTCATTACGTGAAACTTCTCTATTGTCATATATGATCCTATCAACAGTTGGGAGAGCGTTGAACATAATATCACTTTGTTTTCTTGATACATTGTTATCGCCATGGTGTCTAAGATACTTCGGATAAAAATAAGAATTGTTTGAAGATGAAAATGTCACAAAAGGATCTTCATAATCTGATACATTGATATAGATCGCAGCAAGCGGTTTTACTTTCTCGACCCCTGCAGCATGAATACGTTCAGAAACAGCAACATGCTCCCAATGTAACTCGCCTGACCACCCAGATTTATTCCACACTGCAACCTTGCCGTCTGGATAGATCAAACCTTTGAATTCACGTTTTGCTTTGTTGCAGATATTTTCGAAAACAGAAGGGTCTGTGTTTTTATCAAGGAACACAATCTCATCCAGCAATCTTTTCTTTTCTTCTGGGTCGATCCTTGCTTCGAAAAACATCCGGTCAAACCGCATGAGAACACCTCACAACTCGTTGTGAGTATTTACTGTTAGATTTTGTGGATAAAATGAATGGGTGGTGGTCAGCTCAATGTCTGACTGCCGTCGGTAAACAGCATCGATGTTCGCGCAGGATGTCTGAGGGTCCTCACAGGCTTTAACGCCATCCTCAGTCTGCACCATCGACTGCGGTGTGCATGCTCCCGCCACCACCCAAACATGCAACAAACGTGCGTCAGCTGATCAGGCTGACCGCTTGCTGCAAAAGTGTATGATCACGGCGTCGTTAAACGACACCCCACCAAACACTCAAAATATTTTACGGTCTTTTTCTGAAGGTCGCGGTAACTCGCTTTGCAATGTCTCGAACATTATCAGCGTGGGTCACATCTCTTGCATATCCTTTTCTTCCAAGGTCATTGAGAAATCCTTCGGGGTCTTTTGCATAGTGGCGTTTTCTGAACACGCCCTTAAGAACATATGCGCACGATTCAAAAACATTTGCATGTGTCGTCAAACAGTTTCGTTCTCCATTTATACAGTTCACCCCGTCGGGTTTCATCTTCGTGCTGAAGTAGTTCTGCCTCTCTTGATGGAACTTTGATCTCCACCACCCAGTTTCCTGTATTGATATTGCAACAATGTAGTCCGCGACCGGGGCATACTCGGTTTGAAGGAAATATGTTCTGATGGTATCGGCTGTGTCTCTTGCTTCACCATAGAACGGCATTCCTCTACCGCTGGGAACATCTGCTCGGGGAACCTGGACGTCCTCGTGCAGTTTGATAGGTGGTTGGTGTACCCTTACAACATTTTGACTGACAGGGAGGAACCTAGGATCCCAGGGGAACGCTTCACACACTTCTTGTCCTACTCGAATACCCGGAGGTTCAGTGTCGCTCTTCAAATCAATTTTCGCAAAAACAACAATGGTTGTCACCGCGAAGAGAAGGGTCATGAGGGTTGATGCTCTCATGGCTAATCACCTCGTAGATTGTCAAAGAAAGAAGTATTTAAGATCTACTTGTAAGAGACTCCTCGTTTATCAAGCTCAGCTTCGATTTCTTTGATCCACTTCTTACCGTGTGTCAACCATGCTTCTTGTTCGGGAGGAAACCGATCTTGATGAACATCAATTACAAAAGCTTCTTGTTTCCCATGTGTTCGATAAACAAGAAGTTCTGCGGTAGACATATCCTTAACTTCTTTATTGATCATATCCGACCACCAGGAAGGGTACACTTCCCACTAAAAGATTCGGTCTCTTTGATCCTCTGATCTATCTGAGCAGACACCTTCTCATACCACTCGGCCGAAACAAAACCTTGTTGACATCTGAGCCAGCAATAAACCTCACCCGCTCGCTTGAGATCATCCCCATCTGTATAAAGCTGGTCTGCAAACTTCTTCGCATAATTCCACTTGAGCTCACCGATTTTATCGATCTTCGCTTGTGATACATGATTCTTGTGTCGCAGTACTTCCCAATATGCATCACCATACCGTTGCGATGCCATCTCGAGCATGATTGAACTTCCTTCTGCGACGGCAGCAATAGCATTTCCAGCAATGAGATAGAGAGCATACGCACACCGAGATCCATCCTTCGCCGCCTCATCACCAGCATCTTTTGCTCGAGTCATCAAGCTTGCAGCCTCACCATATTGGATCCCATAGATCCGTTCCTTTGCAAGCTCTTCATACTTGCAACAGTGCTTCGAACACCCTTCAGCAGGAAGACTGATCGGTGAAAAGACGAAGAGCAGGAACATCAATGCAATCAAAATCTTTTTCATTGCTTCTCCCCTTTCAAATTAAATATTGTTCCTTCGGGTGGTAACATTTTTTGCATACCCAATCCCAAATAAAAATGATCTTGTGATTCTATAGGTCTTATAATAAAATTGAGCAGGTGAACATCTGCTCCAATCGGCCCGCTGTCACGCGGTTCATCAAGGTATACCCTAGCACCAAGAATATATGTCTCTGGTGTTGCGTCGGTTGGAAAATCTTTGTTAGGTTCAATTGTTAATGTTTTATCAAGAAGGTTTATTTTCATAACCCTTCCAAGTTCTGTATATTTTATTGGATCTCTATCATCATTGTCTGGGGTGACAATAAGATTTCCCTGGTGTATCATCTTTATGATTTGATCGTGTAGTGAAACAATTCCCTCTTCTGTCCAGGTGAATCCTTCTACTCTACTTGGACCAGCGTGAACAGGAACATACTTAAAAGTGATTCTCATACTTTCCTCCGACCTCTTAAAGTTTTATTACACTGAAAATTTCTTCAAGCTGGTCAATTGCTTTGTTTGCCATATCATTTGCTTTTGCAATATCTTCACCAAGAGGACTTACTCGCTCATCTCTTGCTTTATCTACATCGGGGTTTCCATCTCCCTGTCGGTTATCGAGGATGGGAGTAAGTCTTGTTCTCAACTGACTGATTAGATTGTTGAGTGTGTTGAGCGACGTGTGCAGATACTCAACCTCTTGACTGATTCCCTCTTGTTTGACAACCCCTTTCTGCAGCTTGTTGTCATCCATCTTTTCAAGCAAACGTTTGACCTTCATCTCATCCTCCTATCCAAAACACTCATCAACGCTGACTGTTCCATTCCTATCGATTGAAACACCAGCAACTTGTTTGACCATCTCATCCATCGCCGTGAGCCAGTTCTTTTGGAACAATAGATCATAGTCGATCCACTCTCTCGGAATACCTGCCGGAAGCTGACTGATGAAAGCGAACTGCGACACCTTCAGACCGTTACCACCACGAAGAGGAACGATCTTCACCTTGTCTCCATCGTGTATCGGCGCCCAACCTTCTTGTATCAACCCTGCTTCTTCGATGTAATTGTTGTGTGCGATCGCGGCTTTGGCCGACCACGTTGCCCCCTTCTGATCTGCTGTCGTCTTTCCGATCGTGTTGACCGATGTGACTGACGCGACCTCATGGGGTTCTTTCAATATGAAGCGTTGATAAACTTCTTCAACCTTGGCCCTGAGCTGATCGACCACACCAGGGTTGAACCGTCCACCGGCTTCTCTCCACAACTGAAGCATGGCGAAGGTGAACTCCTTGATCTCCTCTCTACAGAACAGCGGAGACTTCGTGCCGACAAAGTTCCCGCCTTTTAGCTTCCGACGCTCAGACTCTTTGGTGTATCTCACACCTTCAGAATCGATGACGTGCATGGCATAATGTTTCTTTGCCAAGGTCCACAGAGCAGAGTCGGCGATCTTCTCACGCTTCATCTCAAGACACTTGAAGGCGTTGAAAAGATCTGCAACCCAAGCAGCATGCTCATCGACCCAAGGCTGAACGACCTCGGCTGCAAACTTGTCGAGCAAGTCACACACAGCATCGGCATTCTCCGGTGCTCTGAAGTCAATACCTGCTTCGGCAGCAAGGATCATTGCGACCGAATCAACATCAAGCATGGTGGAGTCTGTGTCTGAATAGATCATCCGTTTACGATACTTAAACCCCACCTCAAGCTCTTTCGCTTTCTGCTCAAGCCAATCGTTGAGCCGAATGTCAAGATGCTTGCCGACCGTTCTGATCGCGAACCGACCACACATCGTGACTGACCGTGCAATACGAACATCAAAGAACCGGAAGTTGGGAGAACCAAAGGCACCGTATCCTGCATTGAGGACGACCTTCTTGGCATTTTGTTGAAGGTCCATGACCTTGGCTTTGAACTTGAGCTCCTCACGTTTCGCGGCATCTTTTTCTTTTTCAGCTGCCGCGGAAAACTTGAGACTCTCTTTCTTATCAAGACGACGACCATCATAGTTGACCCGCATCAGTTTGGGTATCGGTGCTTCAGGATCTTTGATGAAGAAGTCACCAGAAGGTGTCACACAAATGTTGGTACCCTTCAAGAACTTCAGATCGAAGAACCCGTTGGGTTCTGCAAACACATCGAGCAGACCTTCATCCCATGCTCTGCCGAAAGCTTCAGCATCTTCATCCGGCCATTCTGTCGGCATCTCGTCACGACGGCGGATAATGTTCTCAACACACGACAACGCGATTTCGTCATCTTTGAAAGCCGCGAGCACTTCATCATCTTCGAGCAGGTTGCTCGGGTCAATGCACCAACCCATGATGACTTTGGGATACTCGGAGTTGTAGTCGAATGTCATCGTCCAGCCGTGCACCCCTGGTTCTGGTGTGTGAACGTATGCACCGGGGAACTTCGCTCGCTGGGAACGAACCCTGGGATCCAGGACAACGTTCTTTGGGCTCAGTTCATTGCGGAGCAAACACTCCCACTGCTTTGTGGGACTGAAGGGATCAGAGAAGTTCATGCGAGCACTGTAGGCGATCATCACCATAAGATTGATAAGATGACCCTTCCTGCTCTCATCTATCTTCTTCATGATCCGAACATCGGTGAAGTTGTAGTAGAGGTAATCATCCCATGAACCTTCTTCAAGCTCGCGGAGCGTTTTACCCGATTTCTCTTTGCCTTCCTTGATGATGTGCATCGCGACGGCATCAAGAGCATAAGACTCAAGTACCTCATTCGCATACTTCTTGAACGCATCCATATAGTCGATCAGCTCGATACCGTTGACCGAGATCTTCGGGCGAAGCTTTCCGTTGCGATCTTCTTTCATGTAATCACGAGCATGACCAGAACCGAACGGGCTGAACATTCCGACCCACTCTTCTCCCATCACCCGAAGAATGCGGAAGTAGAGATACGGAAAGTCAAACCCATCCGAGTACCAACCCGAAAGAATATCAGCACCCTCGACCTCATGACATATTCTGAAGAGGTCTTCGAACATTGCAGCTTCGCTGCCGGCATATTCAAACACTTCAACCGTTTCACCAGGTTCAAGCTTTGCCCGGACTTTCTTGAGGAGACTCATCCGTTCTGTTTCAGAAAGATCGCGCAACGACTGGATGTAATACTTCTTGGACCTTGTGTAATAAGTTGTTATCGCGTTAACTGGTTGCTCAGCCTTCTCAGGTTCGGGTGACGACTTACCGATCGAGGTCTCAATATCAATGAACCCGATGTTGAGGAACTGGAACGGTGGCTTAGCATCATTGGGAACGTTGGCAGAAAGCCAAAGATATTCAGCCGGAGCATCACCAAAGACTCGCAATCCCGATATGTCCCGGTTATCCTTCATAAAACCCTGATACTCACCGATCGAGGAAAAACTTTTCTCTTGGAGCGGTATTCCTTTCTTGTAGCTTGTCGCAACCCTGTTCTCACCTTTGGTCGGGATGAAAACCTTCAGCTCGGGAAAAGATTTGGTCTTCCAGAAAATCTTTTCACCAGAAGAAATATATCCAACGACATGGAGAGTACCACGAGAAACAAACGCGTTTGTATAGGAAAAATCTTTCGGGAGGGAGCTTACCTCGTACATGAACACCTCAAGCTTGTAACATTTATTCTACTCGGCGTTTGGATCGCCCGCAATTATACCTGGGACTTTTTCTATCTTGTCACACAGTGTACACTGAAGAACCGTTTCCTGTTTGAAGAAATCTTCAGAGACACGGATCCAATGATGTCCTGACCACCACCCACAACAAAGTTGATATATCCATTTCATCATAGGTCAGGACCGAAGAAGTGAACGTATATGATTTCGTTTGCTCGAGCGGTTCCAATTACATCAAGCTCTTCATCTGTCAACTGTGTTTTTCTTGTGTACTCCTCACGACCTTCAACAAACTCCTGAATATTTGTAAGATATGGACTTCTGATCTTTCCAGAAATAATACCATACAAAACTTCCTCGGTCTTCTTGACATACAAGTCAGCCTTCGCATCAAGCTTCAACTTGAGCGGTTCGGTCTCGCCCTTGTCACAAGTTTTCAGAGGATACACAGACACATAGTGCCAAACATCGCCCGGGTGGATACCAAGACGTTCAAACATCGCATCATACTTTTGCGTGATGACCTGTTCAAGTTCATAGTTGCCACTGTAACCGCTTCCATGATAAACAAGGGTTGATATGAACAGACGATCTATTAGAACGTGCTCATCAATAGAATTAGGATCTTCTTGACGCTGTTTGATAACCGCACCAAGTTCACGCTCTGTTTCACCGATGATGAGATCGATGAACTCACCACGAGCCGTCTCATCGCCGTCACCAAACAATCGCTTTGCAATATCTGTCTTGAAGATCTCAGCAGACGGGAACTTGAGAACTTTGATATTGTGACGATCAAGAGACTTCGCCCAACCGATTATTCTGTTGATGACAGAAGTCTTGAGAGAATTGTCACACCCATCAATCGTAATAAATCTAACCATCTACACCCTCCATAAAATACACAATATGTTGTGGGGCTGTGTTCATGTCGTCACACAGCAGATACCCCTCCGGGCCGTTCGCAACCTCTCACATATGAGCCCACAACATATTATTTTACGAGTCGGTTGCCAAACCCGCGAAGTTCAACTGTTTGTGATTGCTTACTTTCTGATGCCGAAGATGACGAATTTCTTTTTATCGGCAGAACTGAAACATGCTCCCCCCTCGCTCATACAAACCGTATAATCAACATCGTGCGGGAGCTTCTCAAGGTTCTCGAAGTCGGCGGCGAAGGATTCAAGCTCACCACCTTCCGACTTGCAAACATCTTCCACATATCGAGGTCCGTCAAGGAGCTTGTCGTTCACCGCTTCAGCGATGATCTTCCCGCCCTTGTTGATGACCTTGATCAGGGTGGCGCCGATGTTCCCAGCATTCCCCATCAGTTCACCAAGCTGTTCGGCCGTGATCTGGAAAGAAAAGAAGTCACCCTTGGGTTTGAACGATGCACCCTTGTTCTCAATGTATGTCTTGGCGATGGAACACTTCGCATCTTCCCAGTTGATACCAGACGCGCTGATGATGTATTCCTTTCCCGTCTTCGGGTTCTTGAGCACGACAGTGTAGAGCTGACGGACGGACAGACCGAACTGTTTCTCTTTCACGGTATAGCTCACCTCGATCGGAGCATCCTTCGTTGTCAGACCCTTGATGAGCTTGACCATCAGAGCGGTGTCATAGACAGGCAAGAAGAAATCATCAGGGAGATCTTTGAACTCGAACCCTGCGATGATCGACCGGCTCTCGGTCTGATACCGGAAATTCCGCTCAAGGATACATTCCTTCGCAAGACCTGCAACATGACGAAGGTTCTGAATCCCCTCGGCCGTGAGTATCGCCTTTCCTTCTTTACTGAGAATCTTTTCCAACTGACTCCTCCTTCTTTTCAGGTTGCTCTGTTGCTTCTTTCACACTTGTGGTCGCAACACCTTCTTGCGGTGCCGCCGGATCTTTCTTGTTTTTGCCAAGTATTGTCTTCGCTGTTTCTCTGATCCCCTTCCCGATCACTGAGAGCGGAGCAGAGTGTCCAGTCATCTTCTTCACCTGCGATCGAAGACCCTTCAGATTCTTCCGACGTTCTGCACGGTTCGGTTTCCCGCCCTGTTGTATCCGTGCAGCATCGGAGATCGCTTTGGTCATCACCTTGATGTCCTCGGCGTCATATGCCGCACTTATACGAGCATCCCTTGGTATCACCATCCGTTTGATCTTATGTCTCGCAGAGGAGACCACAAAATCCAGATCACGCTGTTCGACGACAAAGTCGCCAATGGTCTTAATGTCCTTTTTCAATTACTCCTCCCCGAGCGCCTTGCCAGCACCACGACACTTGCGAGACGAATCAGCACGCTTCAGTTTGAAAGCTTCTTTCTTGGAAGCGATCTTCTCCTGCTGCTTCTCTTCGTCATACGTGAGGAACAGAGACTCGTCAAGGATACCGTGGATCTTTATCGGAGCAGCCATCTTACCGTGACTGACGCTCTTGGCCTTGACCGACACACGACTGACAAACTCATCAAGCTGAGCAACCGTTGCATCAAGCTCGATAATATTCTTGATCGTGGTGACAAAGCCCTCGACCGAGAAGGTCAACGTGCCATTTTTGAAATCTAGCCAACGCTTCACGGACCCATCGATTTTTTGTTCTGCTTTGAAAGAATCATCCTGTTCAAACTTCAACTTCATGCTTTCACTCATCTCTTCCTCCATTACTCTTCCGTTGTTATTTCACCAGACGTCTTATCCTGTTCGCCAAGGACCATGATGATCTCTTTGGCGCGGATCACACGATACAGCTTGAGGTCTTTCCGTGAAAGCATGTTGAGACCACCGTGACGAGGCACCATGACCCGGTCACCGATCTTGAACGGCCAAGGCTGTTCCTTTCCATTCATATCATAGTTGCCAACACCGGTCGCAACGACCTCAGCAATGAGATACTTTTTCTCAACCGCTTTGCGAACCTGCTTGCCCTGAAGATCGCGATCGGGGATGATGATACCACCAGCCGTTCTCTTCTCGGCGATCGCAGCATCGGCTTTCTCTTCAGCGGGTTTCTCATATGTAATAAGAACATAGTCATATAATGGTTTAACTAAAGAAAAATCAACACCAAGTTCTTCATCCATGTCTTTGGGTTTCCCCGTGGGATCTTTCCCCATCTCTGCAAGCATGTCTTCGGGGGTTGTTGCGAAATCGTTTAGACCAAGGTTCATGAGGCGTCTCCACTTGTGGTGAATTACATACACAGAATATTCTACTGACTTGAGAGAGGGTTCGCTAGGATCTTTTGAACTTTGTCGGAGTTGATTTAATACGTTCTGCCTGTCTTGCAAGAAGGAAGAAAGTTTCTGGATTGTTTTCAATCAGCTCTTTGAAATTTCCAGCTCTGAAGTCGTGGAAGTAAAGACTCACGATCTTCCGCCATTCAAAGAATCTGTTGAGCTCTGTATCGATGATTTCAAGACGCTCAACTGCGCCATGAATGCCTCCGAACATCTGATCGATAACTTCTCTGTATTGATCCATCCTATTTCTCCCCGCCAAAGAGGGCGCCAAGGTGAATGTATAAAGTCATCGAGTGAACGTTGATTCGTTTGTTGAATGCCGTAAAGTTGTCGGGGATGCGATCAAAGTCGATCTTAAACACCGCAATGTCAAGAGGTTGACCAGCCTTGAGGTTGATAATATATCCACCGTCTCCAGGTTTCTTTTCAAGCTTCTTTGTGATGATAGACTTCAGAATGCTCACCGTGATGTCTTCGATCTTGTCTGACGTGGTTCCAAGTATGGTGAAGAACTGTTTAACGCTGTTTGCTATATCAGCAAAGATCTGATACTTCTTGGCAAGCTTTGCACCCTCTGATGCAAGGACTACATTGAAATCATACATGACCTCAGCAGCGTCACGAATATCTTCAGCAGAGAAACCCTTGTCTGTTTTCATCGACATCTTTTTTCTGTCTGCACGGAACGCCCAAGCAAGGTTATCAACACCAAAGAGTATTGACAGAAGACGTTCGTTCTCTTTATCCTCGGTGATCTTACCGATCGGGATTAGCTGGTTGTGTCCGGGGATCGACTTCACTTCAACAGGAACACCACGGATCTCCAGGTCGACTGCCCCAGCAGCACCCTTCTTTGCCCACCCAACCATTCCACCAAACAACCACCAGAGAGCGATCTCTCCTTTGCCAACCCCAGCATCACCACCAGTCTCAGGGTAGAGAGCTTCAAACATCTCACGATCTTTTGCTTCAACAACAAGTTTACTGCTTGTCTTTGGTAGAACATACTTCTTAGAGACCTGCATCAACTTAGAAAGGTTTGCACCCTTGTTTGAAATCTTTGCTGCCGTCTTCTCAACAACAGTTTTGAAATCAACAAAACCATTATTTGAAGGCTTTGAACTTTCTTCTTTCAGTGTTTCCTGTATTGCCTGTTTTAGATTTTTGATATCGGACATTCGAGATCCTCCATTAAAACAATATTTATAGCGGAGTGTTCCATATGAGTATGTGATTTTATAAATACATGAGAACGTTTTGGAGGTTGAATTGATGAAGAAGTTTTTGGTGTTTTTCCTTTTGATCCTTTTGACTTCATGTGCATCCATACAGAAGTCAGAGTGTATTCGTCCTTCTGCTTCTTTCCACAAGCTTGCTCTCGAAGATCTCGGCGACGCTTCTCGCCTTGAACAGGTCGCTCGGAAAAATTATTCAATTCATAAAGAGTGGGTGAACTATGCAGAATGTCTTGCCAAGTAAAGTCGAAGAACCTCCGCTCCTTTCTCAAGATTCCCACCGAGATTTCTCAGGAAATTTGTTTTCGAGATACTCTGCGATAATTGGATCAAAGCCCTTATCATTAAAACTGAGGAACTGTCGAGGTTCAATTATCCGTGAAACAGACGCGAGGGTATCCCCCTCTTCTACATGATACCCAAATAAATTATCTGCACCGTAGAAACCAGCCTTAAGGTTTGAGGTCTTTGAATAAAATGAAACCCTCTTCCCTTTTCCAAGTGTATAGTTGAAATACAACATCTCCCAGTTGGCACCAGTCTCACAACACACCTTTGCTGCCATCTCAGAAGCTTTCTTGTTCATTAGACGAGGAAGGTGAAGGCAAGGATTCCATGTTGGCATCTTTGAGTTTGACAAGATCTGAGACGCTCTCCACAAAGATTCGATGAAAGGGTTGTCCCTGTTCACCGCCGGAGCATTCACGCTGTCCATGACCAATGTGAGGTATGACTCAAGGTCCCGCATCTTTGTCTTCTTGAGAAAGAAGAAGTCATCATGAACCATGAGGAACGGATCGGAAATCAAAGGATCTATTGACGCCCTGAGCAACTTCCTGCCGACGTCAAACATCGAAGGAGAAGCTGGCGTGTTCGGTTGAACTCTCTGCTGAGGAAGGTGTCGATATGTTTCAGGTTTGAGAAACGTTGCAGGCTCAGGAGAACATATGACAACCTCAACCTCTTGCTTGAAGTTCTTTTCGATCGATCGCAGAGAGTACCGAAGCTCTTGCCACTTTGCTGCCTTTTCAATCCAGGGATAGAAGACGGTCAGCTTTGACATTGCTTACTCCCAACCCCCTTCGGTGAACAACTTCGGTCGATTGTCTTGTAGAATTTTTTACCGGCTTTTATAACGGTATCTATCTTTTTCAGCCGATCTTCACCATCTTGAATTTCTTTATCAATATCTGTTTGAAGTTCTTTCTGGTCAAGCTCTGTCCAAATCTTTTGGCAGTCAGACAACTCGTCTTGAAGTTCGTTGACTGTGGGTTGTAACTGTCCAAGGGCTTTTCCAATACCGACCAAAGCATCACGGTAATCACAATTGAATATAGAGCAATCATACCCACACCGAAGACCGAATGTAAGACATTGCACTTTGTCAAGTTTAACAAAGTTTTCTTTTAGTTCCCCGTGAACAACAGTACCAAGAACATAACGATCATTAAGAATGTCATCTTCTTTGACACCAAAGCGATCTAGGTATTCAAAGAACAATGTAGCAGTAATTCTTACACCGCCACCTATTGTAGGTTCGATAAAATCACATACACCTATTGCATCGTTTCCGGTATCATCATAAGATGAACAATCCCCGTCTGTAAATTCTACTCCGGGTTTAATGAACAACCCCTTTTCTACTCGCTCTCGAAGAGCGTGCATCAATTTCTTGTGTTCTGACTGAGACCAGATATAACCATTCGGGGTTTCCCCGGGTTTCATGGGGTATACATCAAAAGTAAATTTCTGACGGCGCACAAGATTTCTTATAACATACTTTTCATCTTTTTCGGGAAGAAGCTGACAGTTCTTATCACACTTATTGGTGCCACAACTCTTGTGATCACATGGGAATTTCTTCTTTGTGGGCTTGGACTTAAACAAATCATTCGGCTTGTGACAAATGGTCATTGGAACCCTCCAACATTAAGTTCTGTATATTCTACTGTTGAGAGATATTGTTCACACCTCAATGACGTCGCCTTTCTTGGCAAACCCTTTGAAGATCCCTTCATACTTTTTGATGAAAGCATCATCAACATTGTCACCGTAGTGAGTCATGATGAGCTTTTGTCTCGCTGCTTCAGCCCAAGATTCCCAGTCATCGACGTGAGCATGGACACCAGACTTATAAGCAGCAGGACAGGTTTCACAATCGGTCACGGTCATCGTGCTCGACATGACGGCACCGAGGAGCTGTGACGGACAGAACTGAGTGTCTCCCGTGAAGAAGACGATCTTTTCTTCCTTGTCATCTTTCTTCGGCTGGCGAACCTTGAGACCAAAGCAAGGCATGAACATTCCGCCAGTCACGACGTGCATCGACTGCACCAAGGAATATTCAAGCTCACCAATCCAGAAGACCTCATTGTCCTCAAGGATCACAGGTTCACACACGTCAGTCAAGAGAACACGACGAGGTCTGCCGCTCGCATCCTTTGGTAGACGAGCATCTTCGAAGGTCTCCATGAAAACCTCGATGACCTTTGTGATCGCAGCAAGCATGGACTTGTGGAAGTACAGCTTGACCCGAGGAGCAGTAGGATTGAAGTAGTTCATCGTCAGCAGGTAATCAATACCCGCAAGGTGATCTCCGTGCTGATGGGAAATGAAGGCATTGAATATGTCGGAAGGTTTCCATCCGAACTGACTCTGAGCCAGTGAGAATTTAACATCTCGCCCGACATCAAACATCAAACTGTTTTCCTTCCCACCGAAATCCGGCTGGATGATAAACGACGTGTTGTGATGTTTCACACTCGAAAAGTTACCAGCACCAAGTATATGAATTTTCATGACACTCCTCCTTATTCAACTGTTATTGAAGTATCGTTATCCACGAAACGCACCGTCACTTTCAGTCTTGGTGTGGAGGTAAACAAGCTACACGACATTACTTGTTGTATAATTTTCTTGATGAGTAGCTGTCCGACTTTCTCTCCAAGAAAATGACCGAACCTGTTTACCTCAGGATGAATTCTGAAATACAACATCTTTTTTTGATCAACTGTTCTCTATCTTTCATGACACTCCTCCTTACCGATCATTCTTAAAGCCAAGGAACTCGGGGAAGCGCAGACTGAAACCGGATTTCTTCTTGTCCTGCGACACCTCGAAGTATTTCACACTGATCGTCTTACCGACCAGAGCGTTCCGATCTTTCCACAGCTCTTCGCGAAGCTTGTCACTGAAACCACCACCGACATCGCAAGTGATCTCACCGAGAGCAAACTCCCCGGTTTCTTCTGTCGTGGTCTGAATGGTTGTCTTAGCATTCTTGACAGAGACACCACCAAGCTTGCCGGTGTTCTTATTCTTCCCCTCGTATGATCCCGTGATGACGAAGTCGTCTTCGATGAAGAGCTTGACCTTCAGGAGATCATTGGTCCGCTTGTAAGCGTAGTGGGTGACAGGGTGACGAAGCATTGCTCCTTCGTATCCTTCCTCAACACACTTCGCACTGAACTCGCGAATGCTCTTCGCATCGTTCGGTATGTTGAAGGTCTCGACGATCTCAACTCTGCGTGCACCGCCGACAACAAGATCACCAGATATTGCGCTCATTGTCCCGTCCATTCCATTGGTGTCTTTGAACCCGCCACCAAGAATAGCAAAGATGTTGAAGTTGAGGGTTTTCTTGCGCGGGTCATTCGGGTTCTTGTCGCTGACAATCGAGGAGACTTCACCGAACTTCATGCCAGTTTTGTAAAGCTCACCATCAATCACGTCCAGACAGAACTGTTCAGCAATGTCAGTCAACCGTTCACACACATCATCAAACCCGACGAACGGCTTGTTCTGACGGCTGAGGAGCTTTCCATTGCGCCAGTAACACCGAACACCATCAAGCTTGCGAGAACCAATCCAGTGATCGACCCCCTTATACTCTTTCTTGGATGACCAGGAATTGGCAAGCTGAACCTGAAACTGTTTGTCGATGATCTTCTTGAGACCCGCTGCTTCAGCACATTCGTCAAGCGTGTCAGCACTGAACCCTATCGGTTCCTGGAGAAGCACGATCGCACACACCTCACGATTTTCCTCACTGAAAGCATTCAGCCACTCGGTCAGTTTCCGTGCGAGATCGCCACCAGTTCTTCCCTTAAGATCGTGAATACAAGCATCAACGCTCTCGGCCTGAAACCCGAGGAATTTGTTTGTGATGGACTGTTTGAGAGCTTCTTTGAAGGTCTGTGCACCAACACCAGAAACACACTGAGGATCAAGTATCTGTTTGAGAAGACCGATCTCAGTACCGTTGCGACCTTTGAGGTATTCAGTCAGCACTCGACGTTTCTCAAGCTTCCCGCTTTCATTGCGACAAAAGGAAATAAGTTCATACAGGTTCATTTCTTTCCTCCCTTCTTAGTATTGAGCTTCCGAAGTTCTTCTTCGATCTCATTCCGTCTAATCATAAGATCCGACAACTCACGAAGCAACAGCATTTCCGTCGCAGCTTTTTTGGTGGTCGGGATAACCCAAGCTTCATCATACCACCAACAATCTTTCGATTTTCGATCAAACCCTTCTTTAACAAGCTCTACCAGTTTTCCACAAGTGGCAAGCATACCAACAACAAAGTCTCCATTCTTTGCTCCCACCACAGAATCATACACATTATCTTGTGTCATCATCTTGAGCAGGGTTTTCTTCGACAACCCTTTTGTTTCATCATGCCGAGGCATCGCAAGGATCTCATCAACACTCTTGACAATGTACCAACCTGCTTTCATCACTTCACTCCATTCTTTATATTTTCCAACACCTGCTCAAGCTGAGCAATCACCTTCTCACGTTTTTCTTTGACAACAACAGACGGTCCTCTTTCCCCCTGACCTTCGATCTTGTCAGCATCATTCTGAAGACGCTCCCACGCACTCCCACGCTTCGCCGAGTCGAGCTGAGCGGTGATAGAACCTACATCACCACTGTGAATAGCTTCCTCAACCGCTCGGGTCAACGAGGCAAACCGAAAGACAACATTGGCGACAGCTGGTCGCATTCTCTTTTCAACCTGAGGTTTCGGTCTGTCAAGTATCATGTTCTTCATTTGTCTCTCCATCCTGCTGTAAGCCATATTCCAAGCATTTGTTCAGATATTGTTGGACCTTGTAACAAGAAAGCATTGAAAGTGTCATCATACTCCCAAACCACCAAAACCTTTTCACCGTGTCTTGCGTGTAAAGGTTGAAGAGTGGAGGGCTGATTTATCCACGCTCTCTGCGGCCAACGTTTATTTTTCTTCAAAGCGGCCATTAGTCTCTCCCAAAAACACTGTCCTGACACTCTTGACACATTCCACTGATAGCGAACTCCTTGAGCGATAAAAAGTTTCTGAATATCCCCGCCTGAGGTTTCCACTTTTCTATACTCTGAATAATTCCAGAACACTTATCAAGTGCGATCCTCTTGCCACAGGTTGGACATTCACAGTACACTGAACAAACGTCAGACTGTTCGGCGTGGACCGAAATACACATCTTTGTAATCGTATCCTTCATCATATCCTCCTTCACACACTCTAGATATTATACACCATATCCCAATAGAAGTACATTTTTGGGGTAAGTATATGATAATGAAATCAGGGGGTTAGGAAATAAGATCGTCAAGGGATGAACAAAGCACTCCCGCGCTTGTGAAAATCGTGGTGGTGAGCGGGCATTCATACCAATCACGGTAAATTACTTTTGAGATGCCAGCACATACGATGAGCTTTGCACACCAAGAACACGGTCTTGTTGTACAGTAAAGAGTTCCCCCTTTAACTGCAATCCCATTCCTTGCTGCACTTGCAATAGCATTCTGTTCGGCGTGTGAAGCAGGACAAAGATCAAGACCTTCACCATGCCCACAATCTTTACGAAGACAGATACCAATATCAATACAGTGTTCAAAACCTTTAGGTGCTCCATTGTATCCGGTCGACACAATCCGGTCATCAACACAGATCACAGCACCAACACTTCGGTTGCGGCAAGTTGATCGTTCTGCAACGGCTTCACACACCTGCATCATGATCTGATCATGAGTTGGTCTATTCATTTCTTGCCTTCCCGCTTTCACAGTTGAACACAACTTTATACACACCGATCCGATGCTTGAGTTCATCATAGAGAACAACGAACCGCATCACTTCACCGCCCCAGTTTCTTCGCACATCAGAAAACTTTTCTTCCATTATCATGACAGCAACATTCTCATATGACTGGTTCGGAAGAACCAACACCATATCAGAATAATCGGGTGAATACTTGGAATTGACCGCACCCTCTTCCGTGAGAAACATTTCATAACGGACTTTAATCGAAGTCATCTTAACCTCCAATCATCTTTAATATTTTACAATGGTAAGGAGGTTTTCGCACAATAAAGAACCGAGCTTTACAATAAATTTCCTACTTTAACTTCATCAGTTAAAATGACAAAAGTAGGTTAAAGGTGTTAGATTTTCTGCTACCTTTAAGCGTCAGGGGTAGGTAGCTCGGTAGAAACCTGAGAAGATCTGATGTTGGCGAGGACCTTGTCTGGGTCTTCGATAACCTCACGGGTCAGCTCTGAAAGCTTCTTGATGCTTTCCGCGTTGAGACCGAACACCCCGATGATCTCATTGGTACGTTCACCGTACTTTGCTGCCCACTGTGCAACAGCGATCAACATCCAGTAGTATGAAATCTCTTCTATCCCCGTGAAGTCAAGGACTGGCTTCTTGTCTTCTTCAATTGCATCTGTACAGGCCCCAAAACAAAGCCATGCATTATCCAAATCTTCGAGTTTTGTTTCACCAAACCACTTGAAAAGATAAATCCATTCCTTTCCTTCTCGATCTTCGACCCACTCGGATAGGGATTCTTGTTCTTCCTGAACATCTACATTCTTCAAGTTCTCGGGCATCGATCTCCTCCTCGAAGGTAGGGTCTTCGAACTCTTCTTTCTGAGTTACATCTTTGAGGATCTTTTTCCGGTCAAAGCATAACTCACCCAACTTATTTAGACGCTCCTTCGCTAGACATCTGAACATACTTGCGTTTGTTAGCTTCTTTCTTCCGACCAGCATTGAAATTTTTAAGAGCTTGCAAATATCCAATAATTCTTAGGTAAGAGATAACGTCAGTTCCCCCACACTTTGGACACGTGTCAATTTTTCCCGGAAGATACCCGCACTTCTTGCACGTTGAAAAGACTGGGCTGATCGTCATATAGGGGAGAGTTGTTTCCTTGAAAGCATATTCAATCAGCTTCGAAAGATCGTCTGCAATGGGACCAAGATTTGCGTCTGTGTAAAAATGTACAACAGATCCACCGCTGTAGTGACGATTCAATCTTGCCTGATGACGAAGTTGAAATTCAAAGTCACAAGCAAAGTCTGCCGGAATCCATGACGAATTCGTGTAATACGCATTACCCAGAGGATCTATCCCGCTCTTCTGACACATTTTCACACCGGCAGATTCAGCTGGGGCTTGCTCGAGGTTGAACAGAGTTTTATGCTTTTCCTGCAGCTCAACGATCTTCTTTGCCATTGCACCAAGGATTCTGTCTGCCGCTTCCAATCCTTCGGGTGATGTGATGCCTCCCTGGATCCCTAGGACGATCAGTGCCTCATGAATTGCATTAGGACAGATAGTATTGAAGTGTTGGGCAAACCATCTTCCTGTGCGAGCCTTGACGTCTCGGAGATAGAACCGCATGTATGGATACAAACCATCATCACACATCTCTTCAAGCACACGACGTTTCTTGAGAAGCGTCTTCGTGCACATATCCATTGTTTTCAGAACGTGAGATATGTACCCATCAATATCGCAGAAGGGTCTGTTTGTCCGAGCATCAACTGCTTGAGCTGCCATGTTGATTGTCACAACACCAGTCGACCCGGTCAACGGGCCAGCACCAAAGAACCCTCCACCACGATTATGTTTGGTCGCATAGTCTTCAGCAGACAGACCACCCATTCCTGCTGCAACTTTCTCGATGACTTTGTGATCAAGACGAAGCCGGCAACACATCGACGTAATGGAGTCAGCAGTTTGTTCTGTATTGATATAATTGGCAAAGTACGGAGTTCCATACTTGGCAGTGAGAGCAAGAAGTCGTTTACCAAAAGCTGATTTCCAAGGGAAGTCTTTCCCAACATTGAAGGTGGGGATGGGGAAGGAGAACATTGCCCCGGAAGCGTCTCCTTCATCATATACTTCCAAGAAAGCATCAATGATGATTTCAGCTTCTTTCTGGAATTCCTTGTAAGTCTTGTCTGTTGGGACACCACCAATGATCGCGAACTGGTCTGCAAACCGAGTTTTTGAAACATCAAGATCAAAGGTTAAATTTGAAAAACAACTTTGGAAACCAGAGCGTGTTGCAACGTTCATGTTGTACACAAACTCTTGGACCTTCTGTTTCACCTGCTTGTATGTCAGCTTATCGTTGGCAACGAACGGGGCAAGGAGAGTATTGAAGTTTGAGAAAGCTTGAGCTCCAGCCGATTCCCCTTGCATTGTATAAAGGAAGTTGACCGCTTGACCGAGAGCAACACCGAAGTGTTTGGCCGGGGCAGACTGTATCTTCTCGGGCACACCTTTGAAACCTTCAATAAGAAGATCGTGCAAAGACCATCCCATACAGTACGGTCCAAAAGAACCGAGATCATGAATGTGGATCCTGCCGGTGTTGTGTGCCTTCCTCACCTCATCAGAATAATACGAGAGCCAACGTTTCTGGATGATTGATTCTGATATGAAGTTGTTCAACCCCTGAAGAGAGAACTGCATGTTGGCATTCTCTTTGACAGCAAGATCATCCTTGCGAATGAGATAGGAATTGATCAGATCATTTGCATCAACTTCGTTGTCTCTTGCTATCGCTCTACGTTCCCGATACCGAGTGAATGCTGTTCCAGCATCATGAAAGCCACAACGATGAAAAGTGTCGACGACTTGATCCTGCATCTCTTCAACGGTCGGGTCATGATCAAGTTCTTGAAACCATTTTTCCGAGGTTGCGATTCTTTCACGAACAACAGCAGGGAGATCAGGTTCTTTTGGATGAACTTCTTCCCAAGCTCTCTGTGCTGCTGAGTAAAGCTTCTCTATATCGAATCCAACTGTTTTACCATTGCGTTTGATAACCTTCTTGGCCATAAGCGAATCCTCCTGAGAGTTAGAGTTCGGGGCAAATAGAACCGACCGGGGTAACTGTGGTTTCATCAAAGAAATAAACGGGGAGAAACCCTTCGAGCGTTGGTTTCACAACACGCTGATTGACAGAAGCAAAGTGAAAGGACGGGCAGATCGACCGAGGTCTCCGTTCATCATACTTGCCGACCTTCACAAAACTCAGGTACTTTGCAGCTTCTTCCATCTTGTCTGCAAAGATCTCTGTCAGACGTTCCTCATCAAACCCCGTGAACACATACTGCTTGTATCCCATTTCATGTGCGATCTTTGCAATACGCAAGAGTTCCCAAGGTTGTTCTACCGGATTGCCACCAATGTGAACCAACCAATCTGCACACCGTTTCCGTGTTTCAAGTTCCGACACCAACTCTTCGTTGCTCAACCCTTCCCCAAACTCCTGAAGCTCAGGGTTACAACAACCAGCACACCCAACAGTACACCCACGATACCAGAGGTTGACCGCGACATGGTTGATGTCATTCAATTCTGTAGTGATAGCAGCAACGCCAGTGTTCATGCGGAACCTCCTGTTTTGGGTTTATCTCATTGGTCGTCTGTATGGTTTCCGTTCTCTGATCGGTGACTCGGGGGAACTTTGTTCTCCGGGTTGAGGTCTCTGCACCAGCGATCTTGTGTTGTTCTCATCTTCATTGGAAAGCTGAGACAGTCTCATCTTCGGATAATCCATTGCAAGCGCAAACTTGTAATTCACAAACTCAGAGTATCTGTTCTTCAGTACCTTGAATATAAGCAGACCTTCTTCTCTCTGCTCTGGTGTCTGATAAGCCGCACAATAGAAATCAGAAGTCTTCGGAAGACCCATTGATTCCGATGTGTCCCGAAGAGCAAGGTCTGTACTGTCCTGTCCTTCACGTGTTGTCTGTGTTGCTGTCTCGATAACGATATTCCATTCTGTACCAATACCCCGAACCTCTTCGGCAGCATACTGAACTGTCTGCCAACCCGCCGCATCCTTTCCCGAACGTCTTGTAGGCATCAGGAGGTTGAGGTAATCTATAAAGACCACATCAGGAATGAACCCGTGTTTCTGTTTATATTCCTTCATCAAAGCTTTGATGTGGGCGGTTGTTGTGTACCCCGAAGCGAACTCCTTGATCTTCAGCTCCCCTGGACGCTTAGGATTGTTCAGGAAGGATTTCCAACGAGAGACAAGGCTATCAGTAGGGGTTGACCGCAATTCACGAATCGGGACATCAAGGATGTTCGCATCAATTCTCTGTGCGATCTGGATTTCACTGATCTCGAGTGTGATGTAGAGAACGTTGTAACCCGAGCGAAGATAGTCTGCCGCACGAGAACACATGATCGCCGTCTTACCAATACCGGTCCCGGCCATCCACACGTTCAGAGACTTGCGACTGAAACCACCGTCTGTGAGGAAGTTGATCTTCTCAATGGCCGAGGGGATTTTATCCTCGCGATGTTTGTATGCTTCAAACCGATCGTCGCCACTTGTAGCGTATCCAAGACCGAGCTTGTCATTCATTGTTATGGAAAGAGCACGATTGAAAAGATCTGGAAGCAAACTCTTGTCACCATCCGACTCAATGATCTTCGAAGCTTCGAACACCGCACCCTCGAGAGCACGACGTCTCGCCCACTTCTCTGTTTCCTTGACCATGTAATCCTGGGACAGTTCTTTGGTCAGATCGTCTGCAGCTTCGACCATGCGATCGAATGTCAAAGCAATGGCTTTGGCGACATCTTTATCTTTGGCGAGGACAGGCTTTGCATCCATCCAAACAGAACTCATCGAGATGTCTGCATCTCCTGCTGAGTGACGTTCTGCTACCTTAGCAAAGAGAACATCAAGACCCTCAAGTGAGAACATACGAGGATCCAACTTTGGTGTAGCAACTGTTCTGAACTCCGGAGAATTTAATAAGAAGAAAAGCACAAGCTCTTCAAAATCAAAATGTTCAAATTTCCTCGGCATGACTCCTCCGTCTGGGTTTCGTAAACCGGTTCTTCACCAAGTATTCTACGAACTACGGGGGTGACAAGCGAGAATTGTTATTGGTCATCTTCATCAAACACCTCATGCCAAATATTTACAGAAGAAGGGTCATCCAAAGTACACTTCAGACAACCCTTTTTGATAAGTTGTGGGTAGGTCTACTCTATTTTTACAGAGGAAAAACGCAAGTGAAGATTACTCGTCACCATCAGCACTGAGTGCGGCTTCAGCTTCAGCAAGAGCTGCCGCGGTGTTCTCATCAATGCCAAGATCTTCAAGCGGAATATCGATGAGCGATTCTCCGTAGTTGAAGTATTTCCCGCAGAAAACATCGATCTGATCAAGGACTTCCTTCGTGAAGAAACCTTCGGGATTCGAATAGATCTCTTTGCGGAACTTCGGCTCACCTTCACCAAAGCGATAACGGTTCCCGACCTTTTCGATGAGCTTGTGTTTCTCACAGAATTCAAAGAGACCGCTGTACTTCGTCACGCCTTTTGCGAAGTCGATGACGAACTCGATCGCGGTACGTTGACGGGTGTCGCGACTCTTCCACGCAACACACTTGACACGTGTGCCACCTTTGTCGTATCCGTCTTCACCCTCTTTGACCTGGGACTTTGTGATGAGCAGGATGGTATCACCAGCGTACTTCGGACCCTGTCCACCTGCAATGTCGTTCATGGGAACGTATGTCCCTTGCTTCGCATAGATGTGGAGAGTGATGATGAACGGAATACGCCCGAGACCACCAACACGGAGACGAATGTTTCTGAATGCACGTTTGATCGCTTTGGCCGCAAGACCCATGTCAGATGCGTTCTTGCCCTCGTTGACATCCTTGGCTTCTTTCGCAGGGGGAAGAAGACCAAGCGAGTCGAGAGCGAACACAAGCTGAGGACGATCCTTTTCAGGTGTCGCTTCGTACGTCTGCATAGTTGTGACGACCTGATTGGTGAAGTCCTCGATGGTCAGCACCGGTACCATTGCAGTACGAGGAAGATCACAACCATGAGAAATGAGGGTCGCGGTTTTGATCGCACCTTCACTCTCAAAGATGATTGCCTCAGCATCCTTTTCTTGTTTCTGAATAGAGGCAAGAGCACCAAGGGTCAGGAATGTCTTACCAACACCGGTCTCACCCGCAAGCATGATCGACATGTTGTCAGGGATACCTCTGTAGATCGACCCGCTAATCTGAGCATTGAGAACGTAACACCCAAGATCGAACCACTTCTTGGGGTCATAGATGACGCCGTTTGAAGCAACAGAAGCATACGGGTTCTTGAGTGCTTCCACCGCCTTAGAGATGAAAGACGGCTTTGCCTTCATCGCTTTTGCATTGGATTTCGCCATCGTTATATCCCCACCAGCTTCGAACCTTCCTTGACAGCCTTCTCAACGTTGCGCTTTTCCGTCATCGCACGATCGGCAGCTTCAATGTCGGTCACATCGATCGGCGGTTCGGGAAGAGTGTTGAAAGCTTCGAAATACATGTTCTTCAGCTCACGGCCGAGCGCGATGTCATCGATCGGAATGAGCGTGACCAGTTTATCGACCGGATACTTCACCTCAACGTACCGAAGCGCTTCAGGCACACCGGAAAGAGCAGCAGACTTTTCAAGGGTCATACTGGCAAAGACCGGAGCGAGTTCGAGAGGAGTCTTACCCTGAGCAGCGAGTTGCTGATGAGCCAGAGCCTCTTCTTTCGTGCGGGGACGGGACGGCATCACGACGAGAGCATTGTGCAGGAATTCTTTCTTCTCATCGAGCTCGCCAATGATCGGCTGACCAACAAGCGAATGCCCGAGGAAAAGTTTGCCAAGATTCACCTTGTTCATTCTTGTCCCTCCTTAGGACAGTTTGTAGATATACGAAATATTGTACGGGAGAAGATCAACGTCTGCGCAGGAAAACCGGAAAGGCATACTCATTCCCCGGAAAGGTCTTCAAAGAGAAATACACATTGAGCGTGAGCTTGCTGTTTGAACGATCTCTGTCAACTGTCACTCTGACCGTTGCACAGCGAGGTTCACCACGCAACAGGAATTCCCCCAGCTCTTCAAGGTTGATGAAGTTCTGTAGGGGGTTATTCATCTCTTCAAACAGAATATCATACACTCCTGGTTGATTAGGGACCCACAACTTCTTCAGCACGAGCATGTTCTTCAGCGACTGAGCAACCGCAGAAGCCCCAGTGATGATCTGAACATCACCCGCGACCACTCGAAGCTGCATGTCAATATCCCAAAAGAGATCTGATGTTCTTTCAACAAACGGCATATTATACCCCTACTGCTCTACCACGTGAAGCATTCCAATCAAACGCGACATCATCGGCTGTCCAGTGCCGTTCCCCAATAGAGAAGCTTGCGATCCTTGCTGCGATCGGGTTGTCTGGTCCAGTCCCATCATCATACGCACCAATCGAAAGTGCAATGGACGAAGCTGATGCAAAGGTCGCGGTGAACTGTGTCATGAATCGCCCATTGATGTATACACGAGCGATCTCTTCCTCTACTGAATATGTCAACACAAAACGATACCATGCTCCGGGAATACAGCCGGCAAAAACATTGTGTTCACCGTTTCCACACGAACCATCCCCAAAGCCTGCTGCAATGTTTCCATCCTCATCAAGACCAAGATAGAAGCCAGCATCCGAACCATCAACGCCAATGACCGCATCTGTTGCGAGCGTTGTGAACTTCACCCAGAATGCCATTGTCGGCGTACTGACCGATGGATATATTCCCGTCTCAACATATTGTGTTCCAGTCAAGACCGCACAACGACCGACGTTTCCCCAACCACTTGCTTCAGCGGTGAAGGACCCAACAGCGACGCCATCTTCTGAATCAGCAGAATCAACAACACCGTCACCACTGGAATATGTGGTCCCTTCAAACCTGAAGTGGTGAAGCATCTCATCAAGTGACCACATAGAGGTGATGTCATTTGTGCCGGGGTTCAAAGGATCTTGAGGATCGTACTTTGTCACACCAGGATTATACTTGAACTCACCATCAACGTTGTCAAAGTATTCAGGACCATTGATGTCTGCAGCTTCGATCGCAGCATTGTCTCCAGCGTTCTCTGCTGCTTCGGCCATCGCACCAGCAGCACTGTCAATGATGTCATCGCCGGTTGCAAAATCTTCACCAGAGTATGTGAACTTCTCACAGAAGAGATCATACACATAGAGGGTGCCGAACTGGAAGAACTTCTGTTTTGGTTGAACCCCGGTGACCTTATACAGTTCATACCCTTTGAAGTTTGGGTTCCACTTGATGTTTGCATCACCCAACATGAAAGCGATCACGTCACCCTCTTGTGGTCTCACAAGGCTGGTCTGTTCGGTGAAGTAATCAATCTCACAAGAGAAGTGCATTTCATCCTGAAGGTTGAGACCGTACCGATCGAACTGTTGGTTTTGCCCCTCGTAGAATTCAACATTCTCGAGCATGAGCTTTACATCGATCGCGTCGTTGAATGCTCCAGCTGGATCTTCACCGAGGAGATGGTCAACAAGACCTGAGACTGTCAGTGGAAGATACTTGCAGGGAACACCAAAGGTTTTCGTCGCTTTGCGATGGATCTTCCGATACAAAGCTTGTGTTCGTGTACTTCTATAGAAATTGAAAACCATTATCTGTTCCCCGTGAATTTCAAGAATTCGTCTGTCTCTTCCTCATGCCATCTGTTTGGGGTGTTTGCGATTGCACCGTCTTCTGTTCTGATAACATACCCTTGATTATTTCCGGTGTTATCTGAGTATGCTTTGAACCATGACACGTCTTTGAAAACAGGATGAGTCTTTGTCTTCTGGTATAATGTTTTCATATCAGATATATTTGTTATGTGATGATTCGATGAAGATTCTGCAACCACCAAACCGCTAAGAGTTGCTTTCTTAATTTCTCTTCCTGCGTCATCAACATCAAACAAATCATTGAATGTCGGAGACTGTGCAAAGTAAAGATTAAATCTCCTTACAAGACCCACATGTGCTTCAGCTTGTATTGGTAGATCGTGATGTTCAATCGGTCCGGTCCAAGCATAAAGGGTTCCATCTGTTATATACACTGCTCTGACATCATGATGATTGGCAGACATCTTCATTATATCACCAAGTGTTGGGTTGACACTGACTGGCACATCACCGAAGTCAGGGTCTGCGAGCATATCAGAAGACGGGACATATATCACACGTTCAGATTTTTCAAAGATGGTCCGATCAAACTTCATGAACCCTCTTACAGCTTGATGCGTTTGAGGTTTCCAAGTGCATCGTTCACATAACCACTGTACCGCTTCAATGCCCGCTTGTCTTCATCGGTGTTGCTGGCTTCAAGCTGTTTGAAGAACTTGCCAAGGATACCAGCATAATACTTCAGCTTGCGAAGATCAGACTCTGTCGACACGCTGATCTGCTCTTTGAGAACTTCTTCTTTCTTCTCTTCCACTGCAGGCATTGACTCTTGAGGTTTATCCATCCGCAATGAACCTTTGATAACTACCCATGCTGCATCAATAACTGCTTGTACGGCTGGAATCTTCCCATCATGAAATTCCAGTTCTTTTGCAATATCACGTGCGGTCGTTCTGAAATCTGTATCAAGAAGAATGCTGACTATATGTTCCTTCTGATCGTCTGAGAGGTATGCAACATCCCACCCATGTTCTCTTTCGATTTGCTTTGTCACAAGATCTGCCATCCTTCCCTCGACCTTCAACGGTTTCACAGGTTCAGCAACAGGGAGAGCGGGTCCTTGCAGAACAGCACGAGCTGCTTCAAGTGCAAGACCAAGCTCATCATGATTATCACACACCGCAAACACGTTCGCATCAACACGGAGGAATCTGACGTTTCCCGCACCAGCACGACTGGACTTTCCAATGATTGCTTCAATATCATCCTTGTCAACAGCGGGAATGAAAGCTGCATGTGGAGCATCAATACCAACACTTTGTCGGGTCGCATCATCAAGCTCTGCGATCTCAGGAGACCAGTAATCTGCCGTCGGCTCAAAGTCCTCGACCATGGGTCTGGTCAAGACGCCAGTGACACCACTGTTGAGTGCTTCGAATATCTCGCCTTTCTTGAGACCGTTCTTTCTGACCATTCTGAACCTCCGGTGTGAAAACGTCCGAAGATATTTAGGGGATTACGACCGGAGTCTTTTCATGAGAGCGTTGCCGCTGAGGACCGTTCCATCGGTGAATTCAAGACGGGGGACCGGAAGAGGGTCATCCTTGTCTGCCCAGATCACATCTGTCTGACCAACAAGATCAGACGTCGCAAGCATTTTCTGGGCGAGTTCTGAGGGCATGTGACCACCCTTGACCACAAGGATCACAGCATGATCGGGTTCTGCAAGGTCTTTATCTTCTTTGACAACCTTCTCCAGATCTTTCCGACGATCGATCCCCTTCTTTGACTTGATGATGTCAACCTTACAGAAGGGGCACTTTGTTCCTTTTGGAACTTCAACGCCCTCGGTGAAGGAGAACTTTGCATCACACTTGGGGCATTCCCACACAACGATCTCATCGTTGCAAAGCATTCTTGTCGCCCGCTCATAAGTGTTTGCCCGCTTTGCATGTTTCACATAAGACTCGATTGTTTTCTGCTGGACCGGTGTTTCTGTGTTGGGACTACCCATTCATCTTCTCCTTTTAGGATTCGCTTGTATTTACTGAGCCCAAGAAGCGATGTTCTCTTTGGGTATGAAACATTCGATCCAGGGGTTTTTAACATACTGCTCGAGGGGGTACACCCGACCATTGGCTTTGAACACCACAACCTTGCTTCCATCGATGGTGGTGATCTCCTTATGATCTCGGAACTTCATCGCAGCAAGAAACTTGAACCATATCACATCATCAATACCCGGATCACCGAACTGACCACCATCATCAAGGAACTGCTGAAGGTCACGAGCGATCAGAGACTTTCGACCCTCACCGATCTTGTTGTAATATTCCTGCACGATCTGGTTGGGGAGAGAAGCCGATGCGATCGATCTCCGACCCATTGCATATCGTATCGCCATCCAGCAGGTATCCCACTGAAGATCTGTAAGACGTTCAATCTTTTCCATCACTCATCTCCTTAAGGGTTTTCAAACTTTTATAATTAAAGACTATTGAAATCTTCATTCGGCGGATCAATTTTATCCATGTATAAGCAAGCAGACACAAATGACATAAAAGCGCCTACTCCTACAAAAAGACCTACTCCAAAAAAGAACCCAACAAATAATGATGGAATCAAAGTAAGTAAAAGAACTTTAATCCAAAGTAAAACTTGTTCTAATTTATGTTTTTCCATCACATCCACCCCTCTTTTGCATATTGTAATATTCTGCGGTGACCAAACTGTGGCATCACAGTGTGATCAACAAACTTCTTAATACTACTCATCTGCCGATTGGTCAGACGGTTTAGTACAATCTTTTTGTGCCAATCATTACCAACCGAATTCATCATCATTTTGAACATATGCATGAGGTCTTCATCCATATGTTCATTCGCACCAACAAGACAAACCGTTTCACCCCGAATAGCTGCGGCAACTGCACACACTAACATGGTTGTAGTTTGACCAAGTTGTCTGGTAAGATCTTGATTTTCTATAGAAGGATTTTTCAAGTTCTTCATGAGTTTCTTTCTATAAAAGTCCTTTGGATCTTCAAGCTTCAAAATCTTCCGTACAATCTGTTCTTCATCTGTCAAATTCCAAAACATGGTATCCTCCTTACTCATCCCACTTAATCAAGAAGTCGGGGTTAATCGCCTTGAAGCTGATGTTCGGCCGAGTAGTGGAACGGATGACTATCCCCTCCCGCTGAATGTCCGCAAG